ACCTGTGTACAACTACAACGAATAAAGTGTAACCCATGTCTCCGGTCTATAGTGTTACCGATGTGCCAGAACATACAAGGTACGGACCGCTCAGATGAGACATAAGGTGCATTCACGGAAGTTGAAACTAAGCATGAACTTTCGGAACATGGTAGAGTTCTTTATTGCCTTTCTTGAATACTATTTCGGCCCCGAGCGCTTCAATTACACTTATCAAGCTATTGAAAGTAGGGTTGTCTCTTTTTCCTGATTTAATGTCTTGAATTACGGTCGGGGAAAGATTAGTTTTTTCAGCAAGTTCTCGAACGGAAATATGCTCTTGTTCCATTAGTTCGCTTATCATTTCAGAAAGATAAAACTCGTTATACTTCTTTTCAAAAGATTTTCGCCTTTGAGGGTCTTGCATAATTCTGTCGAAAGTAGATTTACTTTTCATAATATGTTCCTGCATCAATCCTTTCTAAATAATCTTTCCGTAACGCTTTCGCTCTATCTTTCTCATTTGCGGGTAATTTATCTTGTCTCTTTGGAAATCCATTCGTGACTATTATCTTCTTACCCACAGCGAAAAAACAAAGGAATCTATTCGGTTTCGGCTTAAAGGCGAAAATCTTATCACCTTCATTTCGGAACTTTTGTTCGTTAAATATCTTTCCGGAATCTCCCATTTTCTTAACGAGTACAAGAAAGTCATCTTGCTCGTCGATTGTAAGGCTCTCAAAGAATTCCATAGATATGGACTTTGAGTTTTTATCAAAGTACCACTCGATCGAAAAAGCCGGACCTTTATAGACGAGATACTCTGAGGTCTCCTTCATTTTCACTGTAACAATATAATGTTACACCTGCTTTGTCAAACCTGAAAGGTTATAAAAAGTTAAATAAAGTGAAAAACGATAATTCAGCTTGAAAGGGCGATCGGGGTCAGAATGCTAAATAAATGTTTGCTTACTATATGACTACCGATAATATCTATTATGTCCCGTTAGAATTATGTCTCTTAATGAATGAGAAGAAATTATGTATTATCGGAAGTTAAGCAAATATCTGTGATGTATTTAAAAATGAAAATACTTTCCCGGCCACCCTATTTTTACCCGCCTTAATTCTTGAAAGAATCATCGCTTTAGGGTTCTTTTTGCATTGACTAAAAATTAGCAAATATGGACTATATTTTAGTTGATAAGAAAAAGAGAATGTATTAAGTTTTGAAAATGATCCTTGATGGAATTTTTGGGAATGGGACGGCTTCAAGAGTTCTATTACACGTTTACCACTATAACGAAATTCACTCATCTGCGATCGCAAATGACTACGGTACTGCCGTCACACCAATACGACTTCAGCTTGAGCGATTTGAGAGATCTGGAATACTGGTCGCAAAAAATGTAGGCCGATCGCGAGTTTTCGCTTTTAATCCAAAGTCCCCTTTCGTTAAACCAATCAAAGATATTTTGGCTATTTTTTACAATTCCTTATCTCTTGAAGAAAAAGAATCTATCTTTTCAACTCGAAGAAGACCAAGACAAAAGGGAAAGCCTGTCTATGGATGAACCTGACTGGACTCATGTAAACGAGGAAGGACTTTGGCAATTTGTAGGATGGCATTTGGCTAATAAAGGAATTCAATCTGTTTTAGTCGGCGGTGCTGTCGTTTCAATCTATTCAAGAGGTGCTTATCGATCCGGAGATATAGATTTAGTTGAACCGCTTATTTCCAAAGCGACAGAAATAAAATCTGTAATGGAAGGATTAGGGTTTTATAAAAGGAGTCGTCATTATGTTCACCCAAAATGCAATCATCTTTTTATTGAATTTCTTTCTGCTCCGGTCTCAATTGGTGATGATTATAAGATCATTCCAGATGAAAAAGAAATTGAAGGTAAAATATTAAAAATATTTTCACCGACTGATTGTATAAAGGATAGACTGTCTTCTTATATACATTTCAATGCACGAGAATGTCTTGATCAGGCTCTTTTAGTAGCAAGAAGCCAACGTTTTGAGATGAGAATGGTCAAAGAATGGTGTTTTCAAGAAGGTCCATTGGGAAAGGAAGCATTTGAAATGTTCGAAAAGTTATTAAGAATCACTTAGATAAAAAGAATTTGATTATTAATCGAGGTATACTCTATGCAGGCAGTGGTGAAAACGCCCCTTACTGAAGTTACAATTAAAGGTGAAATTTCCTCCTCTCTTTTGAAAGCTCTTAAAAAAGAATTTGGTAAGAAGCTTCGTATTGAAAAGTCAGAGGAATCAATTTCTTGGAAGGAGACTGAATTTTTCAAAGAAAATAAAGAATTTCTTCAGCCAGGTTCTAAAATGAAATACTACAGAAAGAAAGCTGGATTAAGTCTTTCTGAACTCGGGATAAAGTTGGGCGGAATCCCGAGACAAAATCTCTCGGCTATGGAGCTTGGGAAGAGATCAATTCCAAAAGATTTGGCAAAACAGCTTTCGCGAATATTTAAAAAACCCGTTGAAATTTTTCTTTTTACTGAATAGCTTGATTTTCAAGAACATAAATTATGAATTAATATGTATGTAATAGAGCCTAACGAAGCGAGGAGACGCAGTTAGACGCAGTGTTGCTTATTCACGTTTATTATTGCTAATAATTAGAATTTCTTTTAATACTTCAATGATTGGACGCGGAGATAATAGAAATTTAATATCTGAAACCCATTGAAGGTAATTGAGTTCTTTAACTTGGTTTTCAGTTACAGGATAATATTGCCAGTGAGGTTCACTGATTAGATTATCAAGTAAAAAGGCTCTTGCTGGAGAAATAGGGAAAATAATCTGAGTGTCTGGTCTATTTATACCTATATTTCTATCGTTAATGATAAGGACCGGATTATCACTTGTAACAAACAATGGAGCCTCACTAATAAGTATTGACCATCGTTTTTTGAGCAATTCTTGAGTAAGATCCATGGTATGCGATTTTATTTGTGTTAGGTAACTATTCTTTAAGTCCTTTTGATCTTGATTTTTAAATAAGTCATAATCTTTGATATCAAATTCATATTCTATGTTGCGTATTTCTAATTTATCTTCACTTGAAGTTTTATGAGCATCCGCCACTAAATTAATTATATTTTTGTGAATTGAATCCCATTCCAATAATCGATTGGGATGGCGAGTTAGCATCAATGCTAAAAATAGAGAAAACCCTTTTTTGTAAGAACTGGATTTACTGAAATCAGAATTCCCGTACGCTAAGGTTTTCCATATTTGACTCATTAAACCTTCTATATCTGAGAATTCAGACTCCAGTTTAGTATCCTTACCTTCCTCTGAGAGTATTGAGTATAAATCCTTTTTTACAGCGACATTATGAATTCCGGTGGTAAATTCAATCTGATCGGTATTGCCTTTCTGAAAACACCAAATTTCTGGAGTTTTCGTACCTATAGTTTCAGGTAATGAAAAATACTCTAAATAGAATTGAGGAACCCAGTGATGCCTTTTTGGTTGCTTATTCATTTTCTTGCAACATTTCGCCTAACTGGTATTTCAAGAATAACGTATATTCAAAGATAAATAGTCAATAAAAAAAGACCCCTTTCGGGGTCAGAGCGAGTAAGTTGGAAAGGAAAGAAATGATTACTCTGGAGGAGAACTCTTAGTGGGAATTAGAGAGAGGATTTTAGAAATTCCACCGATTGCCTTAGATCCGAATCCGGAGACATACAAAAAAATTCCGGTAAATAAAGAGATCGCTCCCCCGATCAAAAAAACCGAAATCCAGTTTTTAATTGAGCGCCCGAATTCGGCGTCCGATTTTCTGTCTTCCGCAACCTTCTTCCAATAATCTGAAACCTCTTTTTGCTTTAGAAAAGCGTCGAGAGCTCGCGCTCGACCGGATTCGTTGTCGTTACAAATCTGTTCTAGTTCCGATGGATCCGATGTCTTTTTCCGACTTGTTTGATTCTCTTTCATTTTTTGAGTTTCTTTTTTGAAATCAAACGCCGGTTCTACCGGAGGTGAGAAACATCCTGTATAGAAAAAGGTGAGAGCGATTAAAAGAAAAGCCAACTTCATGGATTCCCTCCCCTCGCTTTTGAGATAAACTCACCGACGGCATTTAGAATTTCACCGGTCTTAAACCAAGACATGAGAACAATTCCGGAAGTAAGAAAAAGTCCGTGAACACTGACCCCCCCATAACCTTCGGATATTTTTTGTTCCGGAGTTGTATAGAGAATATAAAGGCCAACCAGAACGAAAAATAGACCAAGCCAAAAGGATTGGTTACTTCTTCTAAACACGTTCTTGTTTACTATTATAGAATGTTTGAGTTTTGATTCTAATTCACGAGCTTCTTGCGAGTCCGGTTGAATGTTTAGAACCTCTTTGGCATTTAGCGGTTGATTCATTCATAAAAAGTAGCATGATCCTAAAAATCGGAACTGGTAGTTCACATATTAGAATCTAAGATTTTCTTCGCTGAATCTTGATTAAATAGTGCATAACAAAAACCTGGAAATTTCGGGTCCGTTTGACGCGCTTTTAGTTCTGCTCCTTGAAAGACGGAAATAAGAGATAGCCATTCGGGGTGATTCCAATAGGCACGAGTAACGGTACATCCAAGTGAACTCACGCCAACGTAATCCTTCTCCATACCTTGCGCGTGAATATTGATTCCGATAAAACCTTTGAAGAGAGGATCTAAGTTGTTCCAAACATGATCGCCGTTTGCGTCTCGTCTGAAAGAAAATTGAGAGGCTTGATTAAAAGCAATATGTCCGTGATGAAGCCCGATCTTAACCAAATACAAACCCTCCTCTACTCTCGCTTCTCCTTCGGTAACTCCGTATTTTAGAAGAGTTTGTTTGGAAACCTTACCGGGATCCATCGTAACTACACGACTCCCCCAGGATTTCCCTCCGGGAAGGATATTGAAAAGAACGTCGTTGAATCGATCGAAACTATCGTCGTTCAAAAAAACTTGGTTGTTTTCAATCGAAATCCCTCGAACTCCAATTAATACGTGATTGTTTTCGAAATCTAATTGCGGCCAGTTCTTTCTTTCTTGAGAAAACTGATAGCGGTGTTTAGTTTCTTCGATTAGAGCGGGGATAAAATGTTCGTATTCCATTTCTCGATCATTTGCGAGAAATGTATATCGGGGAAGATCTTAGAGTTCGTGATTCTTAACGTATTCTGTATAATCGTTCAAATACAATTCGATTCGTCCGGAATCGAAACCTGCTCTGTGCCTTTGCAAATCTAAATATAATTTTACAGCGTCCGGAGAATCCGTCGGAAACTTTATCACCAACCGAATTCCGTTAAATTCGGAAACGTAATCTGTGAATTTTTGTAAAGCAGAACTGCCGGCCGAACTGATCGAGCCATAGTGAGCAAATTCAATCTTGATAGATTCTAAACGGTTCTCTTTTGCTTTTGTATAAAGAGAAATGAGATCTTGGCATAACGTGTCCGAAGACTTTGTAGTAAGGTTTCGATCAAAATAAATATCGAGCCTCGTTACTTCCCTGATCGATCTAAAATACGGACTTGTAACGGGATACGGTTCGAGATTTTTTAAACTTCTTAGTTTTCTTTTTTCTTTGAATTTTTTTAGTCCCCATCTTAGGATTTGAGTTAAAATCATAGCAATCGTTCCGATGAGTCCCAAGTAATTTTGCATATCCTTGTCTTCTACTTCCGACAATTTATTAAATTCTCCCATACTATCCGAGCGCACCAAAACTGATTCCGGTGTATCTGAGTTTACCTGTTTTCCACCAATCTTTTAGCTCATTACTCAGTTGTTTGATTCTCGCTCCATAGAATGCGTTTTCTGCCGACATGGTTGTCCCAATACTCTCACTGATTACGCCGACCGAAGTTGAATAGTTGGCAACACCGCCGATGATTCCTTCTCCGTAAGAAGAAAGAAGGCATATTGCAAAGTATTTAAGAATTTGATCTTTTAAGTCTCTTGGCACTCGCGAAGCATGATCGTAACCAGATGAATAATCCACTTGGTATGCACCCGGTAAGGTTCCATTGGAACTCGTAATTCCGCGCCAGGCTTGAATTCCCATCGTTGGCATCGGCATATTTCCCCAAGGCGCTCTCGTATATACCGCCCTTAGAATTCCGGTTTTGTATTGGATCGTAGCTTTTTGAGTGAGATCAATAAAAGTAGATCCGTTAAAGGGGTATGTAAGAACCCACCTGTGAAGACGACAAAGATTCTTCCTTCTTAGTTTTAGAAAAAAATTCATTCCTTTGGAAGAATCATAATCATAAACATCATCCCATTCTGCAAAATCTTCGATTTTACCAAAACGAGGTTCTAAATCATATCTTCCATTTTGTCCGGGAAGAGGTCTGCTCCTCCAAAGTCTTGGATAAATATCCCAATCTATTTCGTTTGCAAACGCGCGCACCGTTTGATCGACCCAGTTTTTTAATTGGAAATCTTCGAGTTGAGTTCCGCGAGTTGTCATCAGAGGTTCGTTACCAAAAAACATGATTCGGCGAAGCTCGTCTGGATGGATCAATGTTCCCCAACTGGGTAGAGACTGAACGCTTGTATGAAACTCAGGGTAAATTCGCTCGGACAGATCGTGGTATTCGTAGTCCTCGGCTTGTTTGTTTAAGTCGCCATCGTATCCGTGACTCATCGAAACTCTCGATTGCGATTTCTTAAAATGTTAGAGTAGCTTACTGATTTGAAATTCACCCATCAAATATAGGAGTGATTGTATTAATCGGAGAAGATCTGCGACTTTGCGAATTCAAGGTGATCGATCGGGAGAGAATACGTTTTTCCGGAGGTGAGTTCGCAAATCACAGTTTTACCGTCCTCCGCCACTTGTTTCACTTTCGCAAGCATCCCTCCGACATTTGCTTTCCCTTTTGCGTAAACTCGCATTATCATACCGGGTTTTGGAAGTTTAGGACCGGCTCCATACGTTTTTCTTTGTTCTCGCGCTTCGGTTTCAAAAGCCTTGTGGCGAGCGGTCATTTCTTTTATGAGAGCTTGTTCTTTTTCGCTATGGACGGAAGTATGTTGAATTCTACTTCTTTGATGTTTTGCAAATTCAACTTTCTTTTCTCTTGGAGTTAAAACATCATTTCCGGTTTTCGTATTTCGGAAGGCCATGTAATCGCCTCCTTTACCGTGTACGAGAACCTTTTTCTTTACTAAGTTCGTACTTGAAATCATTTCAATGAGACATTGGTGACGCGTTCACCCAAAAACCAGAAACCTCGGTCACTCCTGAAAAGGAAGCTTCGGATACGCAGAGCGGAAGAAAAAATTGAAAGTCTCCTGTTCCAGACCGGGAATAGTTCGTAAGTTTTTGATCAGCGTTGTTTCCTTTTGCGGAAATTGTCCAGCCGCCTATCGCGTGTATGTTGGTAATGTAGTAAAGTCTTCCGGGATCATTTAGGACTTCTGAACCTGGAACGGTGAATTGATTCTGGTATTGAATACGCCCTATGTCTTGCAGGGTGATTGATTTTCGACTCATGCTCTTTATATTAATCAGAAAATCAATATCGGAAAAAGATATGTGTACTCTTAGCCGATAGCGATTTGCGACAAAACCTATTTTTCCCGCCGGAAAAAATCGGAAAAAATAATCCGATAATCCTTTTTTTCATAATCTCAACCGCATGGTGAAACAGGGGAAAGGCCGGCCGCGTGGAAATGATTACGAAAAGAATTTAGAAAAAAGAATAAGACTAGAACGTTCCAAAGAGGTCGGACTTAAAACTGAAAAAATCAATGAACGTCTTTTACACTTAGCAAAGTCCTGGTTTGGACAAGTAAACACTCCGGAAGTCGCCGGTCGAAATCCCGTATATAGCTTCGATCAGATGCAACAAATCAGGGACGGGATCCAGTTGCGACCAACTTGGAGAATTCCAATTCCCCATCTTCGAAGTGCTAGCTACGGTACATCTTTAATCTCGGCAATTCATACGGTTCGCGTAGAAGACTTGAGTAAGTTTGCGCGGATCAGTTCCAAAACCGGTCTTTGGTTTCGAATGGAAGACGAGGACGAAGAAGTCACGGATGAAATCACCGTGCGGATGAAACGATGCGGAAAGTGGTTTGATAAAATGGGTGATTTGACAGCTGGTTGGGCAAACCGCGATCATTTAGGTTCCGTTTTTGAAATGATGACGAGAGATACTCTCACCATCGATTCAATAGCATTCTTTTTAATTTTTAATTCCTTCGGTAAGTTAATAGAAATCAGATATTTGGATCCCGCATCCATATTTCCAGTCGATCCCACAAAAGGATACAGGGGGGACCATTCCGTTGCATTTGTCCAAATCATCGATGACAATGTAGTCGAAACGTTCGGGGCAAACGAAATCCTTTGGCTCCACAAAAATCATCTTTCTGATGTATCCATGAGGGGATTTGGATTCTCTCCTTTGGAAGCGTGTATGCTCGATCTTGTCGGAGTCATCAATTCACTCAAATTTAATCGAGATACATTTTCAAGACAACATCCTTACGGTTATCTTTCGTTCCAAGGTGATATTAGCCAAGAGGCGTTAGATTCTCTTCAACTTCAATGGCAAGAGATGATCTCTGGTCTTGATGATTCTCATCGAATCCCGATCCTCGGAACTTCTGCGGGAGAAGTAAAATGGACCCCACTCAATATTCCAAATGAAATGGTATTTAAAGATTTAATGCAGTGGTGTGTTTCACTCGTCCTTATGGGGCATGGAATGGACCAAGCAGAGTTGGGACTTCGACTCATCGGCTCTCAATCATTATCAGAAGCCAATCAAACTGAAAAAAGTAAACATAGTATGACTCGCGCAAAACTCAGTTTACTTACCTACTTCGAATCTGCTTTTACAAAACTCAAAAACTTCCGTGAGGATGATTTCGGCGGAATTGTTTGTGAATTTAGTGGAAAAGATCCGGAAGACGAAAAAGATAAAGTTCAAAAACAAAAAGATGAAGTTTCAAACTGGAAACTTGTGGACGAAATTCGAATTGCACAAGATAACCCGACAATCGGGGAAACTCTCGCAGACCTTTACGGCGTTCCAGTCGAAGATTACAAAATGGCCGGAGCTCTTATTTTAAATCCAATTTTTCAACAAAATATGATGCAAATCCAACAAAATGCAATGGGTGCAATGCAAGGACAGGATTATTCTGAAATGGGATATGAAGAAAACGGCGAACAGGGCGATAATCCCGAAGATTCGAAATTTCGTCTCGACGAGGAAGAAGAATTTGAACCGGACAAGGATCTAGTATTTTAATTAAATACTTTCTTTAGGAAAGATTTAACTTTGCAATTCTCACGCGAGACTGTCCGCCTACGTTACTGAAACCGCCTGCAATCCACAAAGTATTCCCATCCAAAGCGTAGGATGTATCTACTGTCGCGTCAACTCCACCCGTAGGATACCAAGAAAGGGTTCCTGCGGTTATGGTACTCACAGATGCAATTCGGCTCCTTGCGGTCCCGTTTACTGTAGAAAAGTTTCCTATTAGATACAAGGAAGTTCCGTTCAATACAAGCCCAGTGAGCTGACCTCCGTTTAAATCAGGCAACCAGGAAAGTAAAGATCCAGTTGTCGCATCGATCGCGGCGATTCCAAACCGAAGAGTGCTGTTTAACGAAGAAAACGACCCTCCTATATATACTATATTGCCATTTCTTACTATAGTTTCAACGTAGTTGTTCCCTCCCCCATTTGTTGGATTCCAAGAAAGTACACTCGCAGTCGATGGATCCACAGCGGCCAAAAGCGTGCGAGATTGGCCTCCGACGGACGTAAATCCTCCACCTAAGTATAGGACCCCACTATTTAGATACAAAACGTTTAAGTTAAAATTTACTCCACCCGAAGGATACCAAGAAAGTGTTGCACCGGTATTTGCATCAACGGCTCCGATATTTGTACGCGCAACACCTCCTATTGAGGAGAATGATCCACCAATGTAAAGAGTGGACCCTGAAAGAACTAAACATTTTCCAAACGTAGTTCCACCAAGCCCGCCCGTCGGATACCAAGGCAAGACCGCTCCGGTTGTTGCGTCTAACGCGGCGATTCCGTTACGAGTAGTTCCGCCGATGTTAGTAAAACTACCTGCAACAAAGAGAGTGTTACCGCTTAATGCCAATCCATAGATGTCAGAGTTTGCGCCGCCTGTCGGATACCAAGAAAGAACGGCTCCGGTTGTTGCATCGATTGCGGCTATACGGTTTCGAGTTTGTCCTCCGATCGAAGTAAAGAGTCCGCCTACAAAGATCGTATTCCCGGATTGAACCATTGCTTTGATATAATTCCCAACTCCTCCTGTTGGATAAGCTGGATCTAAAGTCGGTTTTGGAACTTGATTTTTAAAAAATCCAAATGGAAGAAACATTCGTTTAACCCATACTGAGAACAGCGGATCCAAAAATAACGCCGTTGATTTTTATGAATGTATAGATGTCTTTTCGAGAAGCAGTTGAAGACGGCGTTGGGACGGTCGCACCTGGCCACAAAAACGTTCCTCCCGTCCAAGTTATCGTATATGCTGAACCCGTGGATTCAAAGACTACGTTTACAACTTCGTTTTCGGTTAAATTAGAAATTGTTATCGTTGCGGTTCCTCCTGTAATTCTAAAGAGATTCGCCGTTGCGCAATCGATCGTTTTATTACCAGCTGGAAGAAGAGATGTTACAGGAGACGATTGTCTTACATAGTCTGTGATCGTTTTCATTCCGGGAGTATTCAAAGCTCCCGGTTGAGGGATAGATTTTAGACCTGTTGCTGTGCTTGAATCGAAAGCAAGTAATTCGTTGTCGGCACCAACTGGAAAGGCAACGAAGCTTCCCGAATCGTTTTTTGTAATCAATTGACCTTTAGATAGAATCGTTCTTTCTAAGGTATGTTCAAAGTCGATATCTGATCGGGTTCCTAAAAATGAGGGTTGTGATTGAACAACGTTACCAATCGAAGGACTCGAAGCTCCGTAATTTGTAACGTTTAAATTTCCTAAAGAATTACTTTTAATAAGGTTTGGATCCACGTTGCAAAAGCCGGATACGGCAAAAATTTGAAGTGTGCGATTTGCAAGAGAGAATAAAGAATTTCCAGGTCCGACAATTTGGGAATTTCGCATAAAGATCGTTAGGGAACCCGTAATGAAATCGACTCCGTTTGACGAGGTTCCACTGTACTGGATACTTGCATCGATCATTGTAAATGCGTTTGTTCCGGAATTATCGTTAAAGTGGGATGAGAATTTAAGATTTAATCCTCTTATCTCAATAGGCCAAGTGCTGAGTAAAAAACCGGATGTAAAAGTCACGTCGATATAGTTCGCTTTTTTGTATCGTGGAAGAAGTATAAATTCTGAAAAGTTTACGTTATCAACGGGAACTGCAATTCCTTGAAGTGAATCATCAAATTGAATGTATTTTAAACCCTGCTTACTTTGAGTCGCGACTATCATCGTTGCCCAATCGTTATATACGTTTCCGATTGGTGAAGTTTCACCCGGTCGAAAGATATAAACGTTTCCGCTTGCGACGACCGGCGGACGTTGACTCCCTGTTAAAAGGCCGTCCGTATCGAGAGTCGCGATCCCGTTTGGAATGGCCTTTGAAGAAGTATTTATTTTCGAATTTAACGATGTTTGTAAATTTGAGAAAGAATCGATTCTCGCACTTGCTTCGGCAGAAACTAGATTGTCCGCGTAGGCTCTGATAGCGTTATCTTTTAAGTAGTCGTTCTTAAAAGATTTCATTTGTATTCTACCTTGAATCTTACAGAGCGCGTTTGAAAAAGAACATTCCCACTAAACTGAATCGATATATTGCCGGAATCGTCATAGTAAATAGTGTTTGAACCTGCTGAAGTCGAAGCCGAAAACCATTTCCCACTTCCGTCGCTAATAAAAGCAATCACGGTAAGGATATTATTTCCTAATCCTGTTGCAACGCTACAAAGACCGGTTGAATTCGTAATTCCCTCAAACCATGCGTTTTTTATGAGTGTACCCACTACTGCGTTTCCCGAACCTTCTTGAAAAGTGCCGACTAACGCGACATTTTGAAGAACTGTCAAGTCTTGAGTGTCCGCGTATTGTTTTACGGCTCTTGCAGAAGGCGCGAGTGAGGTTTCAGTAAAGAGAGGATTATCCGAAATAAAACCGGCGGAGGGTGATACGTTATTGTAGGCAGGAAGAGAAAGGAAATACCAACTTTCTCTTTGAGATGAAAATGCGAGCTCCCAATATCCTCCGTCTAAATCCAATTGCCAATCTTCAGTTTGATCTTCAATCAATTGACCATTCCTTAAAACCGTAATTGGATTCGTTCCTGCGACATTCGAAACATCTAAAATTCCGACAACTGTATTGTCTTCGGGATTTAGAGGAAGTGTGATTGAGATCCCTCCTCCGGAGACGTCACACAAAATTCGTTCATATTTTGAAGCGGTATATGCGCTATTTTGGAGAGGGGAGTTTTTTAAAGATCCGAAATTAGTTTTCCATGTTCCGTCTCCTGACAAGAATTTCTCTCTGTCAAGGATGAGAGGAAAAGGAACAAGACCCTTTATCCCGTTAGTCGTATCCGTTGCTCCGATGAATGGATCATCCAAAGCAAGCGTTCCATTCTTATCAGGTAGAAAGAAAGATTTTGCCGCGGTTGCAAGGGATCGAATGACACTGACGATCGAACCATTTGAAATCAATTCAATTCCAGGATTTCCGGAATCATTGGAAAGACCAGGAAAACCATTTACCGAATTTTTCTCAGTCCTCAATTGATACTGAGGGTGATCGTCTGAAGACGCTAAACCTAAGAGTTGTGAATGTTGTTGGACCCTTGCCGTAGTTTTTAACCACCTTCCTGGATTTGGAAGAGCTATATCGTTAGGAACGACGCATCTGGTTACATCCTGTGGATCGGGAACTGTGGCAGTTGATTCTGAATCGAATTGGTAGAATGCTAGTTCGTTTTCAACTTCTCGAATTTGTTTATCTTTACGATCAAAAGCCGGAATTGCTCTGAGGTCGGATAAAGATTGAACGGGAACGTTCCAATTTGAAAGAACTTGTTCTTTGATCCAATCTAGATTGACTGCGTCATTTCCTGACTGTGGATTGCCAACTCGAAGTCTTCCAAAATCAGAATCGTCTGGAAGACGTATATCCAAACCTGAAGATGATCCCTTGATTTGCGGACCACCCTTGCCGATTCGGACTTGTGATCCAATTCCTCTAAGTAAGAAATCAAATACAGGATTCATTTATCCCAAGTAAACTTCTACTAAGACTTGATTCGTATCATAAGTTGTCGCAACTCTCAAAGAAGTAAGACCTCCAGACCATGCCATAAATCCTTGAGGTAAAGGATGATCGGTTGCAGATTCATTAATACGGACTACAATCGGTGCGGGGTCGTCTTTTTTAACTCCAATTGCTGTGTCGTCTGCGAGATAAGTTCCAAGAATCAGAACATATTTAAACTGAATCCCAGTTGGAATGGGGATGGTTACCAAATTGTCTGATTGTTTAAAGGCTTTGGTAAGTTTTTGAGGTTGTTGAACTTGAAACTCTTGAGCGAATTCTTCAACCTCTCTTTCGATCGCAACGCCGGTTCGATTGAATAATTGAAAAAGAATACGGTGTATTTCCATTCCGGTAGTTTGCATTGGAATGAAAAATCGGAATTTAGAATTGTTATTTCGATCGAACCAAAAGACCGGCGGGGTTTGCCAGTGTCGCAAGTTTTCCGAGACCACCCATCATGTCTCCGAGCGCGCCACCAAAGTCACCCTTTGCAAGTTTTTCTATCGTTCCAACGAGGGAGGTAATCTGTCCTGAAATAACGGGAATTACGGATTTTTCAATATTGGAAACGGTCGATGCAAGGCTTTTCATAGCTCCTTTGTTTTCATTGAATAAATCAATCATAGCTTTATTCATGTCATATCCAATTTGAGCGGCTTGAGCGCCTACGTCCGTGGCAAAGGTTTCTTTTTTTGCGTTGTCGAGGTTTAGTCCTTTGTTATAGCCAGCGTTAATTGTTGAGTTATCTGACTTGATGTCGTTATATCCAAACTTCATTCCAGCCATTTCCGAAAAACTTCCTCCCTGCATTTTATTTAAAAGACCGCGTGTTGTTGCATCTATTCCCCCCATTGCCGAAGACATATATTTCCCAGGATTTAATTCGGATTCTCTGATGGCTTTTATCACGTCTCCACCGTTCGCTTTTAAAGCTTCCGCCATAGAAAGAGAACCAAATACTCCTCCGCCAAATGCGCCGTTTCTTCCTTGATCTGATAGCTGTTCCGAAAGAGCCATTCTTCTTGAGGGATCCATATTGATCCCGTCCGTTCTTTGCAAACCGGCTGAAAATTTCGCGTAGTCGTTTATATCTCCTGAATATCCTTTCCCTCTTAAATTTTCAGAAATGGTCGCGAGTTTTGAGATATATTCGGATTGTCTTAAACCCTGAAACCCAGAGGCGGAAGCTCCACCACGAAGAAAACCAACGTCTGCATTTTTCGAATCTTTTCGAATCGTTTCTAACTCTTTAACTACCTCAGCGATTCCTTTTCCTTGAGAGGCGGCGAAGAGCATTGTCGTTTCATCTATCTGGTTTCCTTTTCCAAATATGTTTTCACCCGTTACTCGACCTTTCGCTACGTTTGCCTGTGCGAGTTCTGAGTTTGCGAAATATCCTTTACCACCGCCAACGTAATCGCCGGTCGCGCCAATCGTTCCGGACTGACTTTGCATAGCCGCGTGATATTGTTCTCCGATTGCGGATATTGTTTTTAAAACTCCTCCAGCAATAGCGAAAGCGGCGCCAGCGATCGGAATCGCGGCTCCCATCATTGAAAAATTATTTCCTCTAACGGATCCACCGTCGCCTCCCGATCCTCCCCCTCCTCCGGATCCCTGAAGTCCGGAAAGACCACCTTTATCAAAATTTGCGTGTTGAATTTTGATTTCAGCTTTTTGAAGTTGAAGCTGTTTTGCAGAGGTGAGTCCAATTCCGCTTGAACTTGCGGATGATTCTTCTTCCTCTCCGTCTTTCTTCTTTTTCTTTTTTCGAAATAGATCGCGAGCGGCTGAAAATTTCTTATCAAGAGTATTAAAAAATCCGCCGCTTTGAGTCTCGTCTAAATCCGATCCATCAGCTCCGACTTTCGAAGCCATTGCACTTCCACCCGCATACCTGGACGCGGCCTCGAGTTTCTTTTTTTCGGAACTCCCTCCTCCGCTTCCACTGGATGATCCTTTTTTCTCGGGAACCTTCCCTCGACCTGAAACGGGAATCCCTTTCTTTCCCTTTTTAGCAATTCGGTCGTATTCTTTGTCTACTGATTTAAAATCGGGCGTTGCCTTGACTTTTATGTTTAAAGATTCTTCAGCCATAGAATTTTAATTCGTTATCGATTCTTTCTAAGAGTTCTTTACGCTTTAATTCTCCTTCACTCATGAGCATGTCTTGTGAATACCCGGCCTCTGCCTCCAGGATACTGGCCATTGTCGGGCTTATATTCTCTAGGAATTCCATCGATTTCATCTTCATTACTTGGCGTTTCTGAGACTTCAGTTTCGCTCTCATGAGAAGATTCGGAATGTCCAGTCTTGCTGTTGCTTCGAGGATGAATCTCTTTTGTTCGAGAAATAGATTTCCCAGATGCGTGACTCCTCTCGGAAGTATTTTCATCTGGTTCATTAGAAAGAGGTCGAGAAGATTCTCTTCGTCGTTCAGTGCGTCGAGCGTCCCGATTTTTTTTTAACTCTGATTTAAACCAGTTTTCCTTTTTCTCATATTCTTTAAAGAGTCTGATGACAAACTCTTTGTCTCTTATCTGTTCAAAGGTCTGGATGTCTGGAATCGGAAAATCTTCAGGGATTTCTTTGATGACGTGATTTAAAGTAGCGATTGCGTAGATATATCCGTAGGTCGTATTTGGAATCGATTCAAGCGATGCGCCGTTTAGTCTTTTTGCAACCGCAATTTCAATGTCAAGTTCCGTACTAGGGTCAGCAATTTCCGCTTCGAATTTGTAAGAGTCGCTTTCGTATTTTGCATTTAAAGTAACTCTCTTATTAGGTTCCAGAATTCTCATTCATCAATCATCTAAGTTAGTTCGATATCGGAGAAGATTACTTTGATCCGCAAAAAGTGAACGGATTAGAATTATGAGTTCATATTGCTTAAACAAAAATAAAATCTAAACAAGAGCCAATCAAATTATAAAGCAATATGAAATAGGCCCTATCAAATTCGCTGAGAAATCGATAGATAGGTCAGTGATTATTTTTTCGTATTTGAAACAAAAAAAATATGGCTACTTTTTAAAGACAATTAATTTGACATAAAGCGCACAAAGCCCGACTTTGGGATATATTTTTGAAATATAGGGACAGAATGCGCATTTCTACTAAGTCAGCTAGTTTTCTTTTAACGTTATTTCTCTTTCAAATGAATTGCGGTGACTTTACTGCACCAGACCCCCGTTTGCGTAAAAAACAACTCACTCAAAAAATAACTCCTCTTCTCTTAGGGATCCGAAATCCAGATTCTTCAAATCAGAATTCTCCCTCTAACTCAAATTCTTACGATCCAAATGCAAAATATCTCCCAAGTGATGAAGAAATTCATTCTACATTGGAATTGGAAAAGAATTTAGAATCTCAAGAACTTTTAACGCCGGAAGCTCTTCAAAAGACAACATCCGATTTTTCTTCACTGAATCAATACGTTGTACTTTCTCCAGGCGAGATCGATGCAGAGGCTCAGGCTTGGAAAAATGGGACTCCCCTTCCTCCTAAAACTCTTACGCCGGAAGAACAACAAGCAAGATATGAATCCAAACTGAACCAAATGAATTCTTATTATGGAAGTGCTTTAACAGAAGTCCCAAAGCTTTCGACTTTACAACTCACTAATTTAAGATCAAATTCTTTTATAGGAATCTTTGCCTATTCTTATCTTCAAGATTATATAACAGAGCTTCCGGACCAGGAAAAACAAATCTTAGAAAAGAATTTGGCTTGGCTAGTTTCTCTTAGAAAAGCGGCGATCGACGAAATGGCGAAAAGGGGTCTTTAAAAATGAAAAAGTTCAAAAAAATTATTATCAGTTTTTGTATTTCAATTCTTATTTTCGGATTTGTCTCCTGTCAGGAAGAAAATAAGGGAGGGATTAATGAGGGCTTACTAGTAATTTGGTCTGAAACAATTCTAGGTTCCTCTGGGCCGTATGATTCCGCCTGCCAAAATCCAAGCGAATCATCTATTCTACCACTCAGCGCACCTGTCTCAATCACTGGAAATAGTAAAAGATATCGTATGACGACCGGTCCGAATGGACTGAAGTATTCTTTTACTTTGTCAGCAGATTATCCTGCCTGTGGAGTTAATTTGATAATTAAAAACTGTCTAAGGCCAAATATTCGTGCTACTGATTCATTAGTTTCTTGCAACCAAGGTACATATTCGAATTACGTTTCAGGCGGAACTCAAACTTGCACAATTCCTTCTTTTGCAAATCAACAGGTATTAATTCTAATAGAACCGAATTCAGATCAGTATCCGAATATTTCCTGTGCGACGATTACTTTTGAGGCTCTTCCATGAAATTACTAAACGCGATTTCCATATTTACGTTCTTAATATCTTCTTCTTTAATGGCTCAACCTTTTTTTGGTATTCCAGACGTACCTGATTGTAATACAGTGGGGAAATTTGATGATCCGATTCAAACAACACCAGATCCTTCGAACCCGCTTTATTATTCGAAAACAACGGTCACCTTCTATGGCGACAGTCGAATTGACTTTGCCAATGCGGTACCTAAAGATATCAATGCGGCCGCTTTTTATGCACCGATCATGCATAATAACGATTATCCAGGTAAATCATTTTCACCAGGACTTTTCTATGGAGTTTCGAGTTTGGATTTTTACTTAGGAACAGACTCCTCTTGGGACATCCAAAACTTTGGACACGGTGGTGATAATTCCGAGGCTATGCTAAGTCAAATCACGACATGCCTAACCAACAAACCAAATTACAAAATAGCTCCTAACGTAGCTTTTGAAATTGGTGGTAATGATTATCTTCAAAATTTTCTAATGTTAGTTATGATGCCATGGCATTCACAAGAATACATAAATCGAGCATTGAATAATATTGAAAAGGCAATTACCAAGCTATATCAAGTTAGGAAAAATGTTTTAATCATTGGTAATTACCCGGCTGTTGGATGGTCAGCTCAAAGAGGTTTGCCAGGAAAAAATGGATACGCTTTTGACGGCGTAAATTATAAATATCAAGCAATCCTTCAAGGATTTTCAATATCAAGTCAGCAAGAATTTAAAAATTCCCTAACAGAAATGAAACCGATTCTTAGTAATGCGTTGATTGCCTATGGAGGGGTTGTTGCACTTTCCGATATGATGTCTGGTGCCGCTTTAGCAGGGGCGGGTTATCTTTTAAATCCAGAACAAAGCGGCACATGCTTTGGATCAAAAATTCCAGCCAATGGACAAATTCCCGCCTATTTTTGTTGGATTGCGGCAAATCAAGCCGCCGCAGGCACATTGCCTTCGTTTCTAATGGGTATTCAGGAAGGTGCATATTCCGAAATTCAAGCTCGTAGAAATCCTTATTTTCAAGCTCAAGGATTAACATTGGAATACCTTCGTCTTTGGGAAGCTTTTGTAAACCCTTCTACATTAGAACCATGGGTCGCAAATGACGCACTGATGGGAGATCTTGTTCATCCAAATGCGATTGGATTAACTGTTTGGGGTTATCACGTTTCATCAAAAATCAAAAGCTTAGGTTGGCACCTTCCAAAAAATCCACCAGTAACGCCGCCGCCACCTCCTCCAACTGATAATGGTGGTGAGAACACAGGTAGGGTTGAACCGGGTCCAATTTCTGATTTGGATTGGATATTGCTCTGTTTCCTGTTCGGGATTTGTCATCTCTGAAGCATATTATCGCAGACTATGGGAACCATTTAAAATTCTTTCAATTGAATGCTTCCATAGGCTCCCAATCCATTAACTCGAATTCGATCTCTCTTCCGGAGAATTCGTTATTATTTAATCCGAAACCGTCGGTATTCACGGCTCCTGTGAGAAGACCAACACGTTTTCCGGTAGTTTTGTCTATGACTAAAATATCATAGAGATCGTCGGCGTGTTCATCGCTATTCGTATCAATTACGACGACTCCTTCAACAGGAGTTCTCAGAATATGAAACTCACCCGATGCTGTTCCTTGCCATGCAAGAGACTTTAAACCTCTTGGTTTTCTGTATCCGAGTGCTTGAATTCTTTCAACGTTATTGTTTACGTTCACTCGTAACGATTTCATAAAACCGACTGCTTGACCGTTAATTTTAACGATTGCGTCGTTACCCGTGAGAACAGCCGGATTCGGCCGTGCGCTCTTAGCCATTTTTAACCTCCGTTATTCGTTCCGCGAATAACGTCCAAATTGACTAGAAAGAACATGTAGTTGATCGGACTTACTATCTTGCCGTCAGGGAATACGAAATACACGGCGTCACCATCACGACGAATATCGAACTTCTCGTCGAATGCGGGTTCCCCTGTGTAGATGTTTCTTGTAAGCCAGCCGTATTGTGTAATGTACACATTACGAAAACGTTGTGTTACTGCGGTCCGAATGTCCGCGTCAGTAAGATTTGTTCCAAGTGCGTCGGGATCTGTAGGTACTTCGCCGATAAAGGTTACGTCGAGCCACTCTCTAAAGTCCTTTACGAGAGCAAGAGCTGTGCAAACGGTCGAGGCTTGATTTTTAATCAGGTTTTGAGCCTGATATGAGGTCAGACTCATTTCGATCTTGAACGCACCGTTATTTGGCTTTCTCGTAACGACAAGTCCACCCGCTCTTAGTATTTTTTTGATTTGGTTCTTAGATAATTTTTCGGGTGCGTCTACGATATTTAGGTCTTTGTAGGTCGCGGTTTCTCTTACGTTACCGGATGCTTTGATTGCGTTATGCAAAACCGCAAGCATCCAGCCGGGGTACGTTTTTAAAGTTATCTTGTCCGCCGCGTAACGAGTGATTGGAGAAAACCCCAAAACCATGTATTCGGAATTGGCAGACTTGATGTCTTCGATTCTTGCATCGACTGATTTCGTTAAGTCGAGTCCTGCCCCACCAAATCTTTCATCGGCTCCGTCGGGTGAATTTCCGAATGCTAGTTTATCAGCAAGATAGAGCACGACTGATTGGATCGAAGTGCAGACGTTGACGTAAAAACCTTTGGAAACTTCCGTATCAAAAACAAAATCGATTGCGTCGATATAGTCCTGTGCGGTTGCAATCCCCGTTGAACCACCGTTTAGATAGGTAAAAGACGCCATGTCTGCGAGTGGTTTTCTTTCCGGAGTTGCGACAATTTGAGCAAGCCCGTTTCCTAAGAAGAATCTCTCTTGCTGGAAAAGAAGCGACTTCATCGTGACCGGAACGGTTTTTACATCCACAGCATCGGCAAGGGAAAGATAGTCTAGGTTTGCAGTTTTCCGGTCGGGTTGCGAAAGAAGAATAATCTGATAACCGACACGACTCGAAACATATCCGACGAGTTCTCCAAGTGTTGAATAGTCTTTGATTGGAACGGTTAGGTTTCCGGACCCATCCGTTGGAGCAGTTCCCGAAAGGGTTACTCGGAGTATAGTCCCGTCGAAAGATAGGATTGCGTTTTGTCCGTCGCCTACATATTGAATTTGTAATTCGTTTGATTCTAAGGGAGAAGAAGTTCCGATTCCGTCACTATCTCCGATTTGAATAATCGTTCCCCCGTTCGTTACCCGAAACCGAATTTGATTTCCTCTCGGACCGGGAACGATTGCTTTTACGGTATTCGTAACCGTTGCAACGATCGATGAGGCGGTAGCACTTGCAGAAACGTTTGGGTTTATGTTCAGAGCTTTGATAAGCTGGGGACCAGCTGTAAAACGAGAATCTTTGGAAGGAGAGAATGCGTTTGAAACTGCGTCTGCTAAATCGCCGGAAAAAAATACCGACTTCGCTTCGTCGGCACCGCTAAATTCTAAAACTCGTTTCGATATTTCGAGACTTGTGTCCCCTGCGTCGTAGCCGTTGTCTGCGGATCCAATTAGTACGAGAGTATTTAGATCTGGAGAAATGCCTGTACTTTGAGCTTTAACTCGGAAAGCTCCGCGCGCTCCTGGCTGGATGTATCCGCGACCTAAGAATTCTACATCCCTAGTTCCCATGATTCACAGCCCTCCAAATTTCCTCGAAGGAGTTGTTACCCTTTGCTTTTAATTCACGAAAAAAGTATTCACGGAAACGGGGAGTAATCGTTCTTCCAAGTTCTCTTTCTTTAAAGAGAAGAAACTCTTGGGGTGTTTGATTTGTTTTGGGTTTAGTTAAAACTTTTGAATCAACTTTTCCCCTTTGCAAATTTACGTCTTCTTCCATTAAGGATTATCCTCTAACCCGAAGTTGCCTTCCAGTCGGGTTTTGCTTCCCGATAAAAATACATCGAAGGAGCTAATATCGGGAAAAAGGAATGAAGGTTTGGTTCGAAAAATTGATTTTGTTTGAATGAGTTTTACTCTGATTTCAAACCCCCAGAAAGGTTCAGAGAAATCGGCGGTGCTTAAATTAGGTTCTGTGTCTTCGGGAAGAAAAACAGTTAGTCCTGGATAAAGGACGGGAAGATCATTAGCCATGAGCATTGTCACGGCAAGAGCGGCGTCATAGATCCATTTATTTGTGTTTCGACCGGCGTTACCTGTCGCGAACCCGCAAATGACTACCTCTGATTCAACGGTGTATTGAAGTTGTTGGAAATTTTTCTTTCGACTAAATTCATCTAAGAAAGCCTTTGTCGGAAGGCGTTGGCTTTCAGGTAGTTCTGAAATCTTAGTTAAATATTTTCGGAAAGATTCTGAATTCTTAAAGTGATGTTCGTTTAATCCTAAAAATTGAGTATTTCGATCCGTTGTGCATTCGATTCCAATCTTTGGAAATTTTGTATTCGGTCCAGTCGTCGAAACTCCTTCTTGATAGAGCGGATGACCGTGTTCGATAGGAACATCAATGTTTCGTAGTGCAAGGCCTGTGAGTGGTAAGGAATTACGAAAATATTCTACAACCGTATCTTCCGGAGGAGCTGGATACGTGATTAGGATAGCCCCCCGATCGCGTCCGTCTTGTTGTCTAGCTTCTTCTTCCCGAAGACTTATATCCATTCATCCGGATCTTAAACGGAAACGGATTATCGGTTCTTTTTTTTACTGAGTAAGTCTAAAATCAGATTTTTGGCATCTAAAGCGACTGCTTGCTTTAGAGTTTTAGATTTTAACGCTGATTTCACATCCTCTTTGATTCCTGCTAGAATTTTTTGAGCTGGAATCGCCGGTTGAAAGAAGTCGCGACTTTTTTCGGTAACAACGACGAATTTTACGAAGGATCTTTGAACGGTTCCATTTTTGTACTTTTGTTCTCTTGCAAATACGTTTCCTTTACCAGTCATGCCAGGATCTTGCCTGTATTTGTAACGGTTTCTTGTTACCATTTGTCCGTGAGCATTCTCCTCTTTGAAAGTTCCGGTTTTAATGATCACAGAATTGATTGAATTGTTTTTTGGACTAACACGAGTTCCATTTTCATTTTTAGTTATCGGAACGATTACATAAGGACCGTTCTCACCCATTCTCGCTCGACTTCCACCAAGAAGTGAGGGACGCATATCGTAACGTCCTCTACCTCGTTCGATGACCGCCATGTAATTATACTTTCCCTTATTCGGATGATATACTTGAAATCCTCCCGGAATAGGACGTATTAAAATTCCTCCCCCTCCTCCGGGACGATTGGACATTGCCATTCTTCCCCACCAGCTAGGTTTTGCGGCGAGTGTATTGTTCGTCCACGCCTCTTGAGTCGCTTTTGCGATTCGATTTAGAACGAATCTGGTTTTTGGAAATTTTCCTTGTTCAAAGAGTTGTTCGTAGTTCATACAAAAAAGGGGTAGAAAACTCTACCCCTTTGAATGTTTCTAAACGTTTTTCGGGGTGACTTTAGAGTCTTACTGGAACATTCGTAAAGACACGGAACTTGTCTTCCGCGAGAATTTGAAGAACGCTATAGTTTTCAACGATTCCTAAACGGGAACGTAAAGCTCCACCAGCTCCGTAAGGAAAAAGCGTTTTCGTATATCCCAAAAGTTCCGTCAAGACGAGAGTTCTTGTATCGTCACTCGCCGACTTAGAATTAAAATCTCCCATCACCATGATCGTGGTTCCGGGTAAATCTTCGTTTAAATCCTGTACGATTGTAGTCGGACCCGCAGTGTTTTTCTTTACCTCTCTCATGTAACGGATGAGAGAAGAATTCGGTCCCGTTTCACGAAAGATCACATATCTGGTTTCAGGAACTCCACCAGTTCCCGGAGTGATCGTAAGTTCTGCGGCTCCTCCGTTTGGAATCGCAATACTTTGTTCGTTACACGCTTTGGACCAATGTCTAAAGTCTCCGGCAGAGATCCTGTATTTGTAGGTTCCTACATACGATCCGGTAAAAAGTGAACCTGGAACAGACGGTAAGGACGCGATAGAAAACGAAGGAGTCGCGGGTGCATCTGTATCGCTTGTTGCCCCTTCCACCCAAGTCCCAACTTGGTCGTGTTTCATCGGGACTCCCCATTCATGGCGATCGAGCCAGATATCGTCGTCAAAAAGGATAATGTTGTCTTTGGCGTTTGAATCCGCGACGCCGTGAACGATATTGCTGAGAGAAGTATTTCCAGGGGACTGATTGTTATTTTGAATTACAATAGCTCCGCCTACTCTGTCATAATTTTGGTCGTAGAGTGCTTTTGTCGCCGGGTGCATTTTTGCATAGTTCACCTGACCGAACTGTTTGGTTCTCACTTGAGAACTATAGTATTTCATTTCATCGACTGCGGGTAACGCGCCGCGACAATCGGTATAGAAATTCTTACCTAATGATTTAACTTGCGTTTCAAATCCGTCTTGTTCGAGTTTGTTTAAATCCTTTTTTCCAAACCAAATTTTTCTCATTTGGTTTTCCATACCGCGCCTAAGTGCGGCATTGGATTGTGTAAGTTCGGGATCTTGTGAGTTGTTTACGGTATCGACAACTTTGTTAAAAGAATATCCTTCCGCAATGTAGTTGATCTCGTTATACAAACGATCGAGTTGAGGATCTCTAAAAGAAGGTTCATCGGACTGTCCGATATAGGAAGAATTATACCATCCTCCACCGTGAGAACGATTTCGGTTGTATTCCACGATCACCTGGTTTGTGGTTCTTCTCGGAACTTCTTTTAAAAACTTAAAATCTTTGTCAGTCGAAACGGTTGCGACAAACACTTTGTCAAGTGACTGCATAGACAAAACAGCACCCGAGGAGTTGATATCCACAAAAGGAGTTGCGCCGTTTAACGCCGTGTTTGCTTCGAACGCTTTTTTAATTTCGATCAATTGATCGAGCGTGTGAGGACCGGTCATTTATTTTTGAACCTCTTTGTATTCGTTTATGAATGCTTGAGCTCGGTCGGAAAGTTTCCAGGTAGACTCGAAGTACGCGATATCTTCTAACTGGCAATGACCTGCTTCGATTCCTTTGATGATAAGATTTCCGATATGATCTCGGTCCTTACCCGTGACTAACCCCCCTCCCTTTATGGGATCGTTTGTTTTTTGAATTTTAGAAGTGACTGGGGTTTTCTCGTTCGCTGGACGATTTGCAAGCGCACCGATTTCGGATTTTAGAGTTTGAACTTCTTTAGAAAGCTGTGAATTATCTTCCGCAGTATCTAAGAGATGCTCGATTGCGGCCGCTAATGTTTCTTGTCCGCTTTTTAAAACTTCTAAGGTGTTTTGAATTTCTGAGATAAATTCAAGGCGAGCTTTCTCGACCTCTTTTTCTTTCTCGGATTCTTCTTCGCTTTTTTTCTTTTTCTTGTCCTTTTCTTCTTTCTCTGCTTCTCCTTCTTTGCTCTTCTTTTCGGATTCCGTGAGTTCGGACTTTGCAATTTCGTTTCCGTCATTGTCGTCAAAATACGCATCGATCACATCGTCTGCAAAGGAGGCAGCTTCTCCTTCCGAAATCCCTTGAGCAATCGCCCACTCCTTTACTTTATCCGTTTCAGGGACCACACTTCCCGAATCAAGTAACGTCGTTACCTGCGAGGCTAAGGTTTGTAAATCAGGAGCGTCTTCTCCGGTTGGTCCGTCTGATTTTTTTACGGGTTTTGATTTTACACGCTCCTTCAGACGATTGATCGCATCTTGTATCATCGATTATTCTCCACTCAGTTTTAGGAATATCGCGTCGGTGAGATTTTCTAAATCCTCGCCTTCGATGCTGTATTCTGTCTGGAGAACCGAGCGAATCAGGGCGGACCGAAGTTCCATTCCCTGATTTCTAACACGATCTGAAATATCGGAGATGATGAGTTCGACAAAGCGGTCTTGCGCTTCGGGATCCGATTGAAAGAGTTTTGTTAAGAAGTTGAGTTTACGTTCGATTCGTAAGAGGCGTTCTAATTCGTCAGATCCGTCTAAAATACTCTTCTCGATATCTCGAAGAAAAATCGCACCCTTTATCAATTGAACCGAGGTATCTGGATTGATTACTTCTTGGAGTGGAGCGATCGCGCATTTACGAAGAAGAATTTTGCGAATCGTCTTTCCTTGATAGTCTTGTGGTCGGGCGAATCCGGAAACGGAAGCTCCCCAACCTTGGAACCCGGCTTGTAACCCTTTTCGAATTTCCTCTGCGAATTTGTTTCCTGGAAAAAGTCTCCCTAGGATATATAGTCCGTCGTCTTTGATTCCGTAGTGAGTCGGAAAATCTTCTTTTAACCCGATTTGTTCAGGGGCGCCGATGATCGCTTCCGCTTTTGATTTTTGTAAATCGACGAGGAGAGATCCGGTTAGCTTCCCCTCGTTTTTTAGATCTCGAATCTCTTTATCGATATGATCGGTTAGATGGTTAAAGTCGAAGTATCCTTGGGAAGTAAACTCCGAACGCATCGAAGGATCCGCGTAAGCAGATTTAAGGATGACTTCCCCTTGTCTGTCTTCTCGTTCCGAAGACGCTTTGACAAGAATCTTGATTGCGCCAGTCCGATCCTCCGGAGTGGCTTTCATTATTTGGAATGGATGAAGAAATTGAGTCTCTGACATAGAGACCCTTGTATTTGAAAATTAAAAATCGGAAGTGGGTAGATTCGATTACTGACTCTATCTTTGAAATTATCTTAGATTAGAATATCAAATGTTTGATTAAAGAATCTTGCAAATTTTTAATGTAGAACGCTCAGAACAAGCAAAAGATGAATAATGTTTTTATTATAAAAAACCGATTATTATAATGAAAAAAAGTGAAAAATTAATAAAGAAAATCGCTTGTGTAATTAGTCTATTTAATGTAGCCTTCCAAATGCGTCTGGAATGAGTCGCCTAGCGTCTCAACGAGGGGCTTTCAGCCCCATCGCCAGTCGCCGTCCTCATAAAATTTATGTATCTTTGCTATCTGGATGAATCCGGAACTCCAAGTATTCCTGGAAATACTAGTCATTACGTTTTGGCAGGAATATCAATACCTGTAAAATATTGGAGCAATAGTGAACGACAAATCGATATAATTAAACGAAAATTTAATCTTGAAGGGTCCGAAATTCATACCGGTTGGATTTTAAGATCGTATATTGAACAACAGAATATTCCGAATTTTGAATCTTTGAATTATATAAGTCGTAGGCAAGAAGTGGAAAAACTCCGAATATCGGAAATACACAGACTTCAAAGATTAGGTAATTCTAAAAGATTAAAGCAAACAAAAAAAAATTATAGAGAAACCACCCCATATATCCACCTCACACATTCGGAACGTCTTAACTTTATTACTGAATTAGCACATACAATTGCAAATTGGAGCTACGCCAGACTATTCGCTGAATGTATTGATAAACTTCATTTCAACCCGACTATTTCTGCAAGGCCTTTAGATGAGCATGCTCTTGAGCAAATTGTAAATCGATTTCATAAATATTTAGAAATCATGGATAGATCTGCACAAGTACCTGAAAGCTATGGTTTATTAATTCATGATAATAATGATACTGTAGAAAAAAGACATACGGATTTGATGCGTCATTTTCATAATCATGGTACATTTTGGGGCAATATAACAAAGATTATTGAAACTCCGCTCTTTGTTGATTCTAAACTTACTAGCATGATTCAAATTGCTGATTTATGTTCTTATTCATTAAGAAGATATCTAGAAAATTCTGAAGACACTCTTTTTAATATAATTTTTCAAAGAGCGGACAGAATAAATAATGCCGTTGTCGGCGTTAGACATTTTACTTCTCAAACATGCAATTGTAAGATATGTACATCGAGACATTGATTACTTATTTTTTACGAAATCACCACGCAAAAATTTATAAAGAACCCGTAAGTAGCAACACTTATATTCAATAAAAAGCCAACCTTCCTCGCTTACGGGAAAAAGGATAGGAATATATCGAAAAAATCCCGTCACAAACCATTCTCCGTTCTCTTGCCAACCGTACATCGGGAACCCCATATAAAAAAGCTTTTTGATTTCTTTATCTGAATTCAATTTTGCACCTATTCAGGTGGTATAGATTTTTCATTTTTCTAATATTGTCAAGTTTGTATTTTCTGAATATCCCGAACGAAATCTTTTAATTATCATAACTTATGGATCCGAGACTAAAAGATAGACTCTCAATTTTCCCACAGAAGAACCGTTGGGATTCCAATAGACTCGGGCCTGCGTAAGTGCAGTAATTGTATCAAATGCAAGTCCTAAAAATATTCCTGGAACGGTTAAATCCGTGCCCCCAGGATCGAGCCACTTGTCTGCAAGAATTGTATCTCCTACAGTTAAGTTTGGTGAGCCGTTAAAAGGGATTAAAACTCTTACAAATACTTGAACAACGATGGAATTAACCTGTAAAATATCTCCTAAGTTAATTGTGCCGGCCGCGTTTGAAAAATCGATTTCAGCTTCTGCTACGTTCAACTTTTTCAATCGGTTATCCTCCGGAAAATCGTCAAAAGTAAATGGACCAAGGAAAGTTGGCATTGAAATAAATTATTATGCCTGTGTGAATCGGAGAAGGGGATTTTTATTTCTGGTCATATCACTTCATTTCTTAACCTTTTTCACAATGTCGCTAATAGTAAGTTACGTGAAATTCCCTCTTCCATCTTTTTTTCATAACGAATATCGTCTGACTGTTTTGTTAGAGTGACTAATCTCGTAGAAACTCCGGTTTGTCTGAAAGAATCTTTACCTTTAAAAGATCCCTCGGGTAACTTTTCGGAAACTCCTCCTTTTTCTGTAAGCCATTTACGAAATTCCTGCGATCTATGATCCTGGCGAAAGAATGAACCTTCAGACATGATCGCAACTAGTTTACCACCGGGTTTTAGAAGTGAATATGCGTGCCTGACATGGCGGATATCGTTGCCATTCTCAAAAGGAGGATTCATAAGAATTCGGTCATACCTCTTATCAACAAAATCTAAAAAATCATCTGCGACTACCGTATATCCTTTGGCTTGCAATATGTTTTTTAATGAATACACTGGTTCGATTGTATCCGGATGAATCCCTGTTTCTTCCGAAATCGTTTCGGCTAAATCCCCTTTTCCGGCGGAAGGTTCGAGAACGTCCATTCCAGGTTTTATATCCGCTTCCAGGATAAGTCTTTGAGCCAAGGGTTTTGGAGTTGGGAAAAACCCTGGAATTTTATTCCCAATCAAATCTCGTTCCAGATTTCGAATTTCTACTTTTTTCGGATCGAGTCCGGCGCTCTTGCTTTTTGCAATGAGTGTGCGAAGATACTGACCAGCTTCATGGACTTGTTCAAATGTGCTAAGTCCAAGTCGTAAAACTGCCAAAGTCCTTTCGTTGTAGTTTGGATAGGGATTTCCTCTGAAATATAATTCATAAGGCTTTCCTTCTATGATTACTGGTTTTTTAGTATCAGGTTTAGCTGGACGCGCGTATAAACACTGCTCGATTTTATTAAACTTATCCATGAGGCGTTTCAAAGATTCAGCCTCATCAAGATTTGAAGTATCGATAAATTCTGCTTCACGGGAAGGAATCGTTTTTTGGAGCTTACTTGCTCCTTCCAATTCTGACTTTGTAATCAGTCCGTTTTCATAAGCCCAAGTAAGGTTATGACCGTATATTTTATTACTACCTGAAACCGAAATACGATCCGATGATTTCTCTGAAATGAACCGAGAATCAAGTTTTCGAAACCATATTGATATTTTTTCAGTCAGGGTTTTTTGATCTTGTGAGTGTTGCTGGGTTCTGTTATTGTTTAGGGACCTAGAAACATTGAGAATTTCTTCAATGTCTTTTTTACTTTTTATTCTTTTGAGATTTTCAGGGAATGCCCCTAAGTCCACTTCCTCTGCTATTCCTCGTAGAGCAGATTGAATGTCCCGCATCTTCTTTGCATCTTCATACATTGAATCCGCGATTCTTGCTCTGCGATAGGTTGGGTTTTGTTTTGATATAGGAGGACTTTCTTTGTTACGAATCGATTCTTCCATAGCATCGGCAAGGTTTCTAAATTTTGCAGAAACTACCGCTCGTTTAATCGGAGTATCATCTTCGATCGGTTTAGGATTGTTTTTTTCGTTATATTTGAGTAAGGATTCTGAAATATAGTTACGAATAATTTTTAAAACGATGGACGGTTCTTTTTGAACCAGTTTGGAAAGTGCGTCATTGATTTTTACCGATATGGATGGGGCGATTTGTTTTTTATCTACCGATTCTTTTAGGCGCTCTACAAATCGACTTTCCTCTATCGTTAAATTCGAATCTTGTAAATGGCTTACCACTCCGGACAAAGTGTTCGCGGTTAGAATTGAATTTGAAGTTGTCTCTACGTCATGTTTCCCTGCGGCATTATCATTTCCAAGCATGGCCTCGGAGAGAGATCGTTTTGACTCATGGACTTTTGCTGTAATCAGAGAACGAATAATTTTATTTACGTTTTCCGAAGTGATGCTAACAAACTTGTAGGAAATGTTTAAGAGGCTATTTAGATTATTCCCTTCCCTATTAGCAAATTCCTCGAACTCAATTGCACGGTTATTAAGTCCCGCATCTATGAGGGAATTTTTTACCTGTAAAATGAAATCCTCTAAACTTCGAATCGATACAGGGAAGTAGCTGGGTTTGTAATTTTGATTTGCGAATTTTTTTACTGTCTTAGGCGCAATATCGAAAAGACTCGGCTCTGATGGACTTAGTTGTTTTTCGCGTTTTTGTTTACTTTCAGAACTTCGGTTGAATTTCTTTTCTTCAGTTAGAGGGGATTCCTTATCTTTATTCGAAGATTTTGAATTAAATTCGGTGTTTTTTACCGTATCTGCAATTAGTTTGGATGCGCGAGATCTCGAGGGAGCTTTAATCATAGCCCAAGCTCCCTTCTCACCGGAAGGTTTTACCTTTCGCCAAACAGAGCCGTCAGCATGAGTTGAAGGCCAGCCTACCGGCTTTTCATTCGATTTTAGAATTAGTAAAGTGGATTTTACGACTTCACGGATAGAAGACATTCTGCCCGAAAAAATAAAACAAAAGCGTCTATCGGAGTTTGTTTTTTAAAGACAGAGAATTCGAAACGGACCGATTTTTCTTTAATCTGTATAGGCTCTTGAAGACGTAGGACTCCATTTAAAAGAAATGGTTGTATTTGCTTTCGCTTGACCGGGAGAGAATTCATCGATTACGTCTGTGATATATCCAAACTCACTGATCTCGTCATCCGGCATCGGATATTTTTTAGAAGAGTCCATTTCGATTCGATATGGTATTCCCGGACGTAAAGGGATAAAGGGTAGATCAAATGAGCCACTGGCAATTTTTAATTCTTCTATATCGCAGAAAATACTAAAGAGCCTATCTCGAATTTTTGCGAGTTCGCTTTTGTAGTTTTCTTTGTTTTTTTCGTTTAGATTTTCTTCTTTAAAAACGAGTCCCGCCATTTTTACGTGAAGTAATTTAGGGCCAAAAATAGAACGGAGTTTGTCTTCGTATTTCGGTTCGGAGAGGACGGTGCCAAATTGTTGAAATGTGCTTTGAATTACGTGAACTCCGGCAATTACAGAATCTTCCGAATCCTCGATACGGTAATTCTTGAGGTCATCAAAGGCAAAATAATAACAAGCGTCGATATTTGAGGTTTTTAAATCCCTGTATTTTCCATCCTTTCCGAACATGTAAAACGGAGTTGGCCGAAAAACGACCTTTGCCTCCTTTCTTCCTACCTCGTATTCCTCGATCACATTCGATCCAATCTCTCCTAATGAAACTCCTTTCCCAAATAATCCGTCGATTTGAAACGATTGAAGTGGATCCACGAACAATTCATAGAGGGGTTCAGAAACATACGATCTTAGAATCTCCCAAAAATTAACATAAGAGCCGATCGAAAAGCTAGACAATACTTGTGATTCGTAAGTGAAAAATTCCGTGTATGCTTTTTTGGGAAGAAGGATCGTTAAAATAGAATCTGGATCGTTTTGTGAAGTCGGTGAAAGTACTGGATGATCTGCGTATCTTGAAACGTTCATAAGTGAACAAAAAAATTCATCCCAAAAATTTTTAATTAAATCGGATAGCTGTCCCTGCAAAAATACTTTCGTAGCTTTTGTGATGACGCCTGCGTAAGATTCTTGGGTTCGTGTAGGTGGCACTCCTTCCGTTCTTTGATAATCGATAAAAAAATCGGTATCCGAAAGAAGGGTTTCAATTGGTGAAATGGTCACGCTTACAAAACTTTTTCCCTCTGCTGAATATTCTCTGGACGTAGATTTTACCTTTCCGACATTTAATTTGTTAAAGCTACTTTCCTTTGAATTGCCTGATCCATTATCATAATAAATAAAAACGATACTTCGGACCGGAAATATATCTCTGAATCTTAAAAATTCTCCTTCTTTAATTTGAGACAAAGGAAGCGGAGTTTCAGTATTACGTTGTACGAAGTAACTTTCTTGGTACGGAATTGTTAGAGAGATTCCTCCTCTTTGCGCGGAAATGGAACGATGAGATTTGATCGTTGTTACGTATTCTACCGGAAAGAAAATATTACTGGACGATCCTGGTAAATGGACCTCGATCGCAAACGACTTTGGTGGAAGTCCAATGTCTATTCGCTCTCTTTTTTTTTCTACTTTGTCAGAATCGGATTGCGGATTCGGCACAAAGCAAATTTTAAAGGATTAGGTCATATCGGAGGACTTGTCTTTGTGGGGGGCAATGGTCCTGGGTTATAAAGATGGTCGTGTTCTTTTAAAGAAGTTCCCGCCGCGATTACATCGACATCGGATATGATTTTTTCTGTTGCTTCAATTTTTCCGGTGATGTCCAAATCTCCCTCGAAGGTCGTTTTCCCTACGATTTTCGTATCGCCGTTTATTTGAACTTTAGAATTTATCTCAACATTTTCAAACGTGAGGGTTGCTTTTTTGACTGTAAAATCAAGTTTCAAAACGACTTCTTGCGATTCGTTATATACCTCAATTTTATTCGTCGTTTGACGAACCGCGTAGCCTGACTCGTGAAAATCAATGATGTCGGTCTCCGGGTCGATAAAAGAAAATTTATTCCAGAAGTCTTGAATGTTTGATAAATCGGAATCCTTTGTTGAAAATGGAAAAACTTGAGTAATGAGAGGAGCGCGAAAAGAACCTCCTATAAACTCAAGTAATACAAGTTGATCTTTTTTAAGACCAAACGCTCGACCGTGAGCATCGCCTCCTTGTTTTAAAAAAGGTCCAAAATACCTGACCTTTTGAAATGGTTCCCCAAAAGTTGTCAGAACATTTGCGCGGAAACGGGGAAGAACTTCAGTAACGGTCGCGATCATCACAGGAGTCAATCTCGCATCCGGGGACTGCGGTTTTTCCTGCCAATCAAAAGGATCGTTCGAAAATGACCCTCTCATATCGAAATGATATTACTCCCGCCTGAAATCGATTCCAAATAAAAGCGAAATAGAATCTTATCCCCGTCTTGAATCACTCCAAGAAAACGAGCGTCATTTACTCTTGGATCGGACTTGAATTGTCGTAATAATTCCTTAATATATCCCTTACTGTAAATCTCATCCGGGGTTTCTCCCCAAGCAATCGGATTCCCAATATCCGGACTTCCCGGAATCGATCCGATCACTATATCAATATGATCCAGCTTTTCATTTACGAGAGCCTCATCACCCTCCACAATTTCCAAATCGCCAGTTGGCGAAATCGCAATCCCTCGGTTTTCAGTGAGTTTTATATCACAGCCTAAAAGACCGATTTCTAAATCCTTTGGAGTTGGATTGTCCGGCAAAACCGTAAAAACATTTGTTTTAGTTCCGTAAGGGATTTTAATTGCGCGTCTTGCAAGAATGGTAGTCTCATGTTGTCCGTTATACAGCGCTAGTGCTTGTCCTAAATTCACATCCCCTAATTTTTTTTCTGCAATCGACTCCCAGGTATCCCCAGACGACACATAATGAATGGAATATTCATTATCAACAGCCGCTTCGTTAATTGCGCTTTGAGTTTCTAAAAGAATCTGATTTGCAGTCAAAGCAAACTGGTAAACGTCGTTATCAATCCAAGCACTCAAATCGGCGTTCGGTAGGAGAGACATAGATTCATACGATCCCCCCGTTTGAACCGGAATCGTAAATTGAGCAATAAGTAAAATTAAGGCACTACAATCCGAGGAGGCTTTTTCTAAATTTTGTCTAAAATCTGCCTCGTTCGATCTCGATTTTCGATAAGCATCGTCAATTCTCTGCGAGATTTCTTCCGCATTAAATCCCCGTTTCTTTGATTTGATTCCAAGATCAGCTTTAGCACTCTCAAAAGTTTTTCTCGCTAATTTCCCTTGAGCATTGAATTGGTCCTTCATTCGATCCCAGGAGGAAAGAAGTCTCTTAGTAGAACTAGCAAATACTTGAACCCCTCTCGCGACTCCAAGAAGCGCACCTGATAACTGCAAGGGAAGATTTATGATATTTTCTAATTCATTCATGAGTCCTGAAATGGTTCGAAACGGATTAAAGTTACTTCGTATGAGTTGGCTCGTTATGGAAGAATCAAGTTCGCGTACAACAACCAGATTCAAAGAATATTTGTAAGTATTCGTGTCAGATACGGAACGAGTTATCGCAAAACCACTGGACGGAATGACTACCTCTACGGTTCGGTTTCTGTCATAGTCCCGAAAAACCATTGCGTGACTCTTCCAAGTGAGACGTCTTTCTCTGAAAAGTTTTGCAATCTTAGATCCTTGAGGATCGTTAGAGGTATATTGGACCGGATCAAGACTTCTCGAATAGTGAAGGATAAACATAAAATCCTGGAATTCTTGGAGTCCCGACCTAAATTCCCCTCCTCCAAAACTTAGATAACTACTTCTGATTTTATCATAGTAGCTACTTACAGAATTTGAAACAATGCTCTTTGCGGCCGAGAACGCGGATTGGATAAAACCTGCGCCTGTATCACCCGGAATTGCAGACTTCGGCTTTGCAGGTAAACCTAAATGGTAGATATGGAATTCACCTTCTAATTTTATTTCATGATTATCGGGTCCATAATCAACAACCACAACTCCACCAAAAGTTTTTTCAATTCCGACGCGGTATTTAAAATTCTCTGTGTATTGGAGCGGACCATTTACAAAAAAGTATTCATTCGAATCAACGTTTGCACCGGCCAGATTGTAGGAACCGTTGTTTTTCTTTTCATAGAAGGAAAGAGAGAATACGTTCTGCGGTTGGTAAGTTGGAGCTAAACTTCCGGAAAATGATCCTCCTGTAACTGAATTAAACGCTGATTTCGCACCGTCTACAACGCTCCCGCCAAAGCCAGAAATCGAATCTATCACTCCCATCGATTGAGATAATAGAATCTTTCAGCCTATCGGATTTCCGATTTTTGAATTCGAGTTACGTTTTCAGGAATGGGTTCTCCCGCTCCTTACATTCCAAAAACGGCACTCGAATACAAGACAGCTCAACAAAATAGCTTACTTGCTAGCGGTTCTAGACTTTCAAACTTTAGTCCCGGATCCAGGATCTCAACCTGGATAGCGACGATTGCTTCCGTTCTTGCAGAGGGAGATTTAAGAACTCTTAACGGATTTGAATACTCAATCAGAGAAGGGGTCTATAACGCCTTTGGTTTTACGAGGTTACCCGGCCTAAAATCAATCGGAGTTCTTCGAATCGAACATTCGGGTCACACAACTCCCGTAACGATCCCAGTCTTTACACTCGATCTCTTTGGTCTTCTTTATGAGTCAATCGCACCCGTTACGCTTCCCGTTGGTGAAACTTCCGTTGAAATCGAAATCAGAGCAAAGAACCCCGGAAAAGATTATAACATAACGAGGCTTTCCATTGATACCCAAGAAGGTCTTGGTACTTTAAATGTTCAAGTTCCACCGAATACAAGGATCTGGAATCCGAGTGATTTCGCAGGTGGAACAAACATTGAAAGCGAAGAAAATAGGCTTCGTCGTTTTCGTAACTTTATCGTTTCTCTAGGTCGCTCTACTCCTCTTGGGATCTATACCGCCGCAACTTCTATCCCAGGTGTTGCAGGAATTCAATTAACGACTAACGTGAATCCGTATTCCGGTGCTTTTGAAATCGGTTGGATCAATCTGTATATCTCAGATGGTACATCAAATCCTCCAGAGAGCCTTCTTAATCTTGTTCAAAAGACCATTGAAGGAGATTTAAACGATCCTGAAAACTTTCCTGGATTTGCGGCCGCAGGTACCTTTGTTGCAGTATTTAGAATTCCAGTTCTCGGAATTACAGTTAAATTCGATCTTCAAATTCAAAACGGATCCCAACTTTCGAACGAACAAGCCTTAGATATAGCGAAGAATCAACTCACCCTTTACTTAAACACCTTACCCGTAGGATTTGATGTTTTACTAAAACAAGTAGAAGGAACAATTCTAAAAGCGCATCCGGACTTTTACAAAGTAAGCATAATCGAGTTTTATGGGAAACTCGCATCCGATCCAGTTCCTTTCCCACTTCCCACTCCAAGTGATATTTCCGTTCCTTCCATTGATCTTCCAAGAACCGGAGGATCTTCCGGAGGAATCACTTCAGGGACCGTGACTCGTGTGGAGCCGTCTTAGTATGCCACATGAAAACAAATTACTGGATGGACTCCCTCAATTTAATGAAACCGATCCAATCTTTAAAGAATTGTTCGGAGATCCTTCCAGACCTGAACTAAGTCCCGTTTCGAATATAAACGATATCAATGTCGGAGCAATTTACAATTCAGTAGAGTGGCATCTTAGGTTTCAAGATCTTGCAGTCAAGAGCGCCGTTCTTTCAGGAGCCGAACAACACTTTTTAGAAAAGTGGTCTGCGTTACTTGGAATTCCACGACCTGCGGGAATGGATGATTCCGAATTTGTCGGATATATCATCGGTTACGTTCTTTCAAATGAACCTACAATTCCAAAAATTGCAGAGATATTTCCCAAACCGGATTTTTCAATTCTTCGCCCAGATGAGTTAGGTTTTGCAACCGATGTATCCGCAAGCGATCTCGGCCTCATTCTTCCCGGACCCGATACCAAAGCCGTTTCATCAATTGTCACGCCGGACAGGGGCGCGACGTACGTTCTCACCAATGATATAAGCAAGTTATCCGACTTACAACTCACCGAACTCAATCGAATTCTTGCGGCGGGCGTTGCCGCGTTTGCAGGGGAAACAGATGGCTAACGAATTAAAAATTCCTTTAACGGATAACGAAGTAAAAGTATATTATCAGAGTTTACTTCAAAAAGTTACGGCAAACGATTTCAATCGACTTTCGGGGGCCGAATCAGAACATTCTGCAATTCCAGCCGTTTTAAGTGCGATACTTGCGACTATCGGAAGAAATTCAGATACCGCGATTGGTTTTTCAGTTTCTACACTTGATAATCAAACGATTCAGGTTGGAAGCGGTCTTTACATTCGACCCCACGCAGTCTATATCTTTCCGCCCGTAACCTTAACCCCTAATTCCGGTTCTTTAGAAGGAATTTATGAAATCGAACTCGAAGAAGCTCTTACCGATTCTTCGGCTGTTCCTCTTTGGAATACAACGACTCAAAGATTTCAACCACAAGTAAGACCGACTCGTAAAACATACCGAACTAGTCTCTTTGAACAGTGGGTAAATACTCAAGGACTTCCGACTCCGACCACGGGAAGAATCGGACTTTTATCTTTTAAGAAAAATAGCATCGGAGAACCCATTACAAACCTCAACCGGATTTTACCGGTCTATGATCCCGGTTTAATTGGAGTGGAAGTTCAGTTAGATCCCGGCATTGGAGACCGAACCTCCCTTGCCGATGCAATCAATTGGCTATTTCAACATTTAGAATCGAAAGATTTTTTAAGGACTACTTCCTCACCTGGATTTGACAACGCAAAGTTTCAAGTCAGGACGCAAGGAAACTTTGCCTATTGGAGTAAGGATGGAGGAGGTACCTGGCTCCCTTTCGCATAACCCCACCCAGTGGCCCATCTTCTCCCGTTTCTGGAGCTGGTGGTCACTGGGTGGGGAATTTAGGACAGGATCGTTACGATGTTTTTCCAAAAGGTTCCTATTCGATCGGCGACGTTTGGCACGTAGTAGATGCACATATCGATCAAGGTGGAAACGTTACCGATTGCGGTCAATGCGGTGGGAACAATAGCTGTTACAATCTTGGACCCTGGTTTGATTGTCCTAAGTGTCCGGCAGGATATTCTCAAAGCAATGCAATAGGGCTATGTTGGGTTGGTGGAAGCGTTTTTAAACCGTGCTGTACGAGTACATGCTGTATCAATACTTGCAACACTTGTCATATTTCGAATTGGTTTACTCGTTATAAAATTTATAAATATGAATTCTTTACTTGGACCTTGGTATCTCAATATACCGTTCACGGAAGATTCTGGAGTTAGTCAATTATGGTTGAGAAGAAAAATGCTGATTTTTCAGAAAAAAGAATGGGAACCTGTCTTACGTGTCCCTTATTGTTAAAAGAATTTTTTGGAGAACGATGCTCAGTATGTCATTGTTTTGTTAGGCTGAAAACGAAGTTAAAACGGGAATCATGTCCTGTCGGAAAATGGTAAATTAAAAAATGTCTGGATGTTGCGGAGGAAGCAGTATGAACCAACAACTTATTTTTCAACAATTGAGCCAACTCACTGGCTTAGGTATAAACAAAGGGAAAGAGCCAAGCGAAGCGGCAAACGAAGCAAATATTTTGATTAAGGCATTGCTTGTAAAATCAAATGAAATGGCGAAAAACTTTCCGGAAAGTAACAAGGAATTGATCTTTCACCAACTCACTCAATACGCGTATGGAAAATTCAGTGTTGAATCAGATATTCCAAAAGTTGTGGAGATCGTATCGAATATCGTTGCCGACCTTCTGTCAAAAGCTAAGGCTCTGGAAAGTCAACTCACAGGCTAAAGAAAATGAAATCTAGAATCCGAAATCGAATAGACCTCTTTTTTTGGCGAATTAAGGCTTCGCGATTTTCTTCAAAGACTTTGATTGATAACGAAGGTTGGCGGCTTGTGATTCGAAATCATTGGTCGCACTGGTTTAACGGATTCCCATTCTTTGCTCTTTCTTTTGAAAGAGGAACCGGCAATGGATCTGTTTTGGTTCTAAACGCCGGTTTCATTGGGTTTGTATTTGTATTGTTTATTTACTCCAAATCTTCAATTGGTTCCCAAGGTAAGAAAGTTTGGAAACAGACCTGATATTTCTGATCTTGATTTATACTGTAATTGGAACCGTTTCCGGTTGGGTGGTCTTCGCGATTTTGGCTCTTCTCGTTTATATATGCGTTTTTGGGATTAAGAGATACAAAATATGATCTAAAGCCCAATTCTTAATCCAGATCCCCGAATTGGATTTCTCTTTCAAAATCACCGACCAATTCTCGCTTTTGTAAAAAGCGTACTAGACTATCCCGATCGACATACACCTTGTCAATTGCGGTCATGATCTCATCAAAGGATCGCTGTGACAGCGCATGAAAAAATAGACCTTCTGTTATCAATGCTCGAAATTGGAGCACTTCCGGATGATGTCTAAACGGTTCTTGATTTTTCAAAATTACCTTCCATATTTTATTTCAACACCTCTTTAGAGTAGGCTTCTTTGATTTGAATTGCCTTAGAAATTGCCTCGTCCATATCCAAAAGAAACGATTTTGCAAACATCATCGGCATACTTGAGTCGTCCTCGATCTCTTTCAGTTTTAATTGAAGAGAATCTTTAATGATGGATAAATCTTGAATAATTACGTTCAGTCTTCCGATTACGGAAGAAGAACCGACCCCCTTGTCCGCCGAAACAGCGATAGACGCCGCAAACTCTTTGATTGTTTGAGGAGATAAGGAAGTCACGTTGTCACCTAGGACACGCTGATAGGTTTTGGATAAAGAATCCATCATCACTTCCAACATCTTACGGTTTGTCGCCGCTGTTTCCATAGAGACAGTTCGAAGAGCTTCCCTTTGAATATCCGTAGCTACGGAATCGAAATCAAAATTATCAAACTGACCGGATTGTAATTCTTTTATGTAGTTTTGAACGACAGACGGTCCTCGACCTGGATACTTTGAACGGTTTTCTACAAACCATTTGTATGCCCTGATTTGCATCGTTGCGTTCGGCTTGTCGTTTACATCCTTTGCAAAAAGTCCGATGACTTCTGCGACTCCCAACGGAAGAGATCTGTCTTTTTTGTGAACGAGTGCAAAAAGATCCGGAGAAAGATTATTCAGTGCCAATCTTTTGTTTACTTCTCCGATCGTGATTCCTAATTTTTCAGAAATTTTCTTCGCATCCCAGCCGTCCTCTACCATCTTCCCGTAGGCTTTGGCTTCATCGGTCGGCAATACGCTTCTTCTTTGATTCTCGGAGAGTTGTGAAGCAAGACGATCGTTACTGGATGCAAACTCTTTAGGAACAACCGGTATTTCAAAATTGGAAGAAAGCTGTCCCTCTTCAATCAGTTCTTTTACGGCTTCGTATCTATGATGACCTGCTACTACCGTCCATTTCCCGTCTTGTATATCGACGATAATGGGAAATCCAGGATCATAACCGCCGTCTTTGATTTTCTGTTTTAAAGAATTGATTTGATTTCGATCGAAATCTTTTTTCGCAGTGTATTGTTCAATCGTGCGGATTTGGTTGAATGGAAGTTTTGTTGGTAGTGATCCGTTTTGCGCCGAACCTCTATCTTTAGAAGGATTTGTTATCCTGATTCGCCTTTTCTTAGTTGTGACCTCTTCTTTCTCTTGCTTTTCTTTTTTTACAGGCTTCCAACCATTAGAAGTTTTTTCGCGGGTGATACCATCTTTCCAAACCGCCTTAGTTCCTAACTGTGCCGGAGGACGGCCCCTTCCTTTTAAAATGAATATTAACTTTTCAAGCGGTTCTTGAACCGAAAGAAGCATTGTTTTGAACAAGCCTTGTTCGTCTTCGGATAACTTTGATTCCTTTAACTCCCCTCGAAGATCCACGAAATCCGAAGCGATGTCTAAAATATCTTGGTGGGTGTCTGAAATATAGGCAAGGTCAACAAATTCTTTAGCCCTCGAATCCAGACCTTGACTCAGGAGTGTTTTCTTTATATGATCGATTAATTTTCCATGATCTCTGTCATCGGGCGTGAGTTTGTAAATTGGGCGATCGGAGTATTTTTTTGGTCTAAATCTTGCCGCCGATTCTTGTTTTAAACTGAATTCATTATCCGAAATTCCTTCCGGTCTTACACGCCTCGTCGAAACATAGTTTCCGTGTTTTCCATGAACTACAATTCGCTTCTTTATTAACTCGGCCGCATTTCCCGATTTTTGGATAAAATGAAGACCCTTTTCTTCCAAAAAGGAACCGCCGACTAAAACTGTTCGTAACTGATTTGCTTTTTGGGATAGTGTTGAAAATTCTTCCCTCGGCTTTTGCATCCCTGCAAGTTTTGATTTTAAGAATTCAAGCTTCGGACTTTTTAATTCCTTTTTCGTAGCCTTTGTTGAAAGCCACTCCTTAAATTGAGGTAGGGTTAAAGCGACGATCGAACCAAATCCATACCAGCTCGTTTTATAATTTACAAGATACCCTTGTTTTGCAGACTTTTCGTCGTGAAAACCAAGCATTACTTTATGTTCGTCGAAAGACCCATCCTTGTTTTTTTGATTCACGACAAATACAATTTGTGAATCCGGGTCCGGGCCGATGAATACGTCTACATGATCCCCGTCCGCCCCTTGTGTTCTTTTGATATAACCGTAATCAAACTTGATTTGGTTTCTCCAAGGCTTTCCATTTTCATCAACCCCGGACCTGTAGGAACCTTTCCGGTTCTCAATTGATATCTCGATCCCTTGAATCCTTACGTGAGTTTTTTTATAGTTCCCTGCTTTGATTTGTGACGGGGTGGGTTCTGATTTTAAAATGTTAGAAGTTCGTAATTCGAGACTTGATTTTTGAGTTTCATCGACTTCCTTCTCTTCAGGACCCGAAGGATCGGATACTTCGACAATTTCTGCGCGGTTTTTTAAGTAAGAAGAAAGAAATGTAACTCCAAGGGACTTAAACTCTTTTGAAAGAGCAATCATTGCATCACGAGAGAGTTCTTTTTCGGAAGAGCGAAGAACCGTTATTAGTCCTTTTCTGGAAAGTGAGTTTATTTCACCTTCATACCAGGGTTCCTCCTCTCCCATCACCCATTCTTGCCAATGAGGATTTGCTTTCGTCATCGACAGATGAATCTTGTCTAAGATCGTTTCTGCGATTTCAGGTGTGATATCCTCTGAGGTCAGAATCTCCATTTTGAAAAGTTCCTCTTCGTAACGTTTTTTTACATTTTATAATCCTCTCGGTATTTATAAAGGGCCTCTTGATTTTCTCTTCTTTGGTCCCTGTCGAGTGATTTTACAAAACCGTCCCAGCTTCCGGCTTGAATCGTTGCTCCGAAAGGTAAAATCAGAATGACTGGAATGTATCCGTGTAAGGTTTTAAATGGAATTGCTACGTTTCTTTCCAGTTTGGATACGAAGTCTTCGGGTTTGTGAGTTTCTGAATTGTAGTGTAATACAATAATTTGCCCGACAGGCTCCGTTCTAAATTTAACTTTGTTTTTCCAAGTGAACCAAGCCAAGGAAAGCATACCTAACAAATACTTAAAAAGGACAAGATGGAGTTTTATAATCTGAATCAGGACGGACGCACGATATGAAAGAATTTTGTAACGGTCCGTTCTTTCAAAATAGAAAAGAAACTCGTTTATTTTTTTTGTCAAAGGGTTCGTTCTAAACGAAGAAGACAACCAACTAAAGATATTCGAAATAGATTCCATATTACTTCCTTTTTTCATCGCTTATTTTCATTCACTGTCTTCCGTTGAAGTTTGCGAGAGGCTTCATTTTGAAAAGTTTGGGTTTGTCCCGATCCTCTCCGCTACCGCCTTCGATAAAGCCTGTGACTCGAAATGTTGGATGATAATCGTAAATAATAGTGTAGCCGTTTTTTGGTTTATCGGACAACCACTGGATTTTTGAGTCCCCAAAGATTAAAAAGTCTTCCCCCTCTTTGTAAGTTACGAAACCATTCTTTCCTTTAGAGATAATTCGATCAACGGAGGCGATTGGAGAATAGGAAACGACATCAAAAACTTTGTTTTGATAGGAAATAAATTCGGAATGCCTGAGTGTTGAAATAAGAAGTGTGATAATATCACCTTCTCCCATATTGTAACCACCTCCAAGAACTCCCATAAGCTCCCCTTCCTGGAAGGTGATCTGACTACGGTCAAAAATTTTCCTCGAATCCGGATCTACTCGATACGTTTTGTATCCGATCTTTACCGGATTGTATAATAAAACTTTGAGTCTGTGTTTTCCATTGACTCTTCTCGGAAAAATTACGGAGTTAAGAGTAAATCCGCTAAATTCTACTGAAATGGGTTCTTCTTTTTCGGAATCCGGAATTTTAAAAACTTGAGCGACTCCAATGATCGCGCCGAAAGGAATTTTTGGGAAAAGAACGTATTCGTTTTTTCCCTCTGCTTCCACATACAATTCTTCAACGAGAGAGACTTTGTATTTTAATAAAACTGAATTCCAATATTTTAGATTCTCCTCGACTTCAAAGAATTCTTCGTGTATTCGTTTGACCGTGAGCGGTTTTTGAGTTTCTCTCGAAAATAGAACTGCACTTTCAATTTTCGTAATTGGGGCAAAGCGAGTGAAAACTTTATTACCGACTATTTTCCAAGCCGTTTCCTCCTGTATTAGTAGGTCTTCCTGGAATGTGCGAACGAGTCCCTCTAAACAAAACTTGCAATTCGGAATTCTTTCTTCCGCCGGACAGGGGCAAGGTGAAAGTCTGTACCAAAGAGCAGACTCCCCTCTTCTCTCTAAGAGATCTTCATTCGTTAAGGGAGTAAGAATATTGGGTTTGGTTGTGATTGAAAAAGGTGTTACTCCACCTTGGCCGGATTTCCTCACGGTTTGGAAACTTTCGTTGCTTGCAAAACGAACTCTCCACGCTTTTTGTCGAATCCTTTGCGAAGTGAGAATTTAACTTCTTTTCCTTCCTTGATTTCCGTTTCGGGGAGAAAAGAATACTTTGCGTTAAAGAAATATTCTATTCCGTCATTCCCGGTGATAAAGCCGTAACCTCCGCGATTCGTATCGCGATTCCAAGGAATGTATTTTCGTACGTTTCCAGTTAAAGTGTGTTTGTAAGTTTCCAATCGATATATTCAGCGAGCCACAAATCAGATTCAGGTTCGTAGCAACACGTCGGTTCCTCCCAGATCCCGATTGAATATAGATCGGCTTTCCATATCGGACCAAATTTTCTTTCAAGTCGGATTCTTTCCTCATTGGCTTCTACGTTTTCCGCGTATCGGTCGTCGATCCTGATTCTTTCCTTTGCGTCCCTGATTTTTCCCTGTCTGAAGATTTCCTCAATTTCACTTAAATCTATTCCATCAATGCCTTCAACGCTCACGTATTCGTATTCATGGGAACAATTCGGGTGCATCGGACAGCAGAATTGATACTCATTTAAGTGAAGAAGAGCATTACTTTTTCCAGGCCAAACTGCAATAGACGTGATCGGATCGCCGGAGAACTTATCCCCTCCCAAATACTTGAGGTCTAAGGACTTCATGTATTTTTCATCTTGGAGGTTTTCCAAGGATGGAAACACCCGTGCGATCTGTCCGAGGAACTCCTTACACTTATCGCAAACGATCGGATTTGGATTCAAGTCGGTCACTAATACGAACCACCACCAAATTGAACATACTGGACGCTTTGTTTTTCATTAGAAAGCAAAAGGAGTTTTCCGTTATTAAAATTGATTGAAGCTTCCGTATATGCAAATCGAGTCATGTCCCGATTAAGGTGATCGGTTAGAAGCTTTTCGTATTTCTTTTCCCGGCGAGCTCGTGTTAAGTCCGATATTCCATCTTCGAATAATCCCAATGCTTCCTTTATTTCAGTATCATCGGGAGAGATCATGAGAGACCTGATTTCTTCTTCAGTCGCGTTTCTTGCAAGAGCCTCCGCAATTTGGCGTCTGTACATTTTTGTGATTAATTCGTATGACTTTCCCGATCTTTCTCCGTTCTTGTCATATACTGCGAGCCATTCCGCCCCTTTTGCTTGTCCATAGATTAGGGAGTAGGTTTGTTCTCTGGTTAATCCTGTTTCCTCCATGAGAACATCGATGTCAGCAAGTTCCGGTAGGTTGTAGATGATAGCTCGCTCTGAAAATTCAGGGATTGTCATTTCTTTAAGTTCGTCCGGGTCTTCACCCTCTCCGATCATATACTGTGCGATGTATCCGAGAACTGTAGCTTTGTTTCTTTCTTCTAAATAAATTCGATTCCAGTCTTGAGCTAAAAAATCAAAGATTCCTTGATCGGCTTCTTCTAACTCGTCCCGAGATATGACACCTTCCGGGAAAATGATTCTTCCTGTTTGGCGGGGCAGTTTGGAATAATCTTTTGAAGGATCAGGCGTTACATTGATCGTTCTTGGATAAAAGGTAGGACGGACTAGGAGTTCCCCAAAAAATTTCTTTCGAAGAATCCCCATCGCATCGGACCAAAGGGATTTTTGAATTTCGAAATGAATTCCTTTTTTTGGATCTCCTAAAAAAGCATACTGTAAGGATATAAAATAGTAGAGCCAGGCGTAGGTGAGTTCCCGCAAAACTCTATACTCAGAAAGAGGAGATTCTCGTTTCATTAGGCAAACCTCTCTTTTGGCAGAGAGGTTTAATCTATTTATTCGATCCCAGCTTCCCTGATGAGCTTACAAGCCTTCCAGAATAGGACGTGAAGCACGGTATCTCTTCCTCTTTGATTTTCAATTGAGGAACAAACGCTATCGTAGAGAACTTGTCTGTCCTGAGACGATAACTTACCAACTTTCTCGGCGAATTCCGTTTCGCTCTCAGGCGTTCCTGAAATCAAACCGGATGCGTTCAGTAACCGAAATCCTTTCCAAAAAAGTATATGGAGAACGGTGTCTCGGGATTGCTGATTGACTACCGAAGAGTAAAGACTGTCAAAGAGGTTTTGCCGATCTGTCTCACTCAATTCAAGGACCAAATTTGCAAGAATCACGTCCTCGTCTTCTGCCTTATCGGCTTGTTTTATTTCAGTTCGTTCAAGTTCCTCGGATATGGGATGAATTTCCGGCGGAAGAATTGCAGAAACATTTTCCGAAGGGGTTTCGTCTTCTGAAAGGTTTATCTCTTCTTTACTTTCAATCAGACTTTCGGGAATTTCGTTTTCGACAGCTTCATTTGTAGACATGGAATCGATTCCTTATTTTGAATTTTTCCAAATTCTACGTGCTCCCGCGATGTATCGGGAAAAGAATCGATCTGATTTTAATGATTTTTTCTAATTTTAAGATGAATTTAATTCTTCCAAACAGGCTTTAATCAATTTCGATCCTATTTCAGTCCGCTTGGAAGAAATGCTCAAAATATAGCTTAGCCGGTTTTTTTAAAAAATCGCAAACGCATTGTTTTTCGTATTGTTTCCAATACAGAATAATTATTTATTCGATTCGCGATTTCAAATCGCCTCAAGTCGACTGGAAATTCTAAAGGCGTTCCTATACTTGATAAGACAAGAATCACGCCCGAATCGGTTTCAATAGGCATTCCGCCAAAAGGACCCGCAGAATTTTTCTTTGGTTTACGATAGATTTCTTGGATAATTCCGTATTCGCCTTCCCTTGGATATTCATATCCCCCTCGTAAAGACTCGATAAGCCTTACTTTATCACCGATTTTGAAGTTTATTTTCCTGTTCAAAAGTTCGGAAATGTCTTCTATTAAATCCTCTTTTTTTTCGCTAGATAGAGTTGCAAATTCTGCCTTCCGATCTTCAATATCTTTGATAAGGCCAGCAATGATTCGCGCCCGTTTGCTAAAGTCATAGTCGTCAAAAATCATATCCGTTCCTATATGTTTTTTAACGGATTCTACATTTATAACAATACGAAATTGATAAACGATTCTCTATATTCTTAAATGTGAATCCATCTTCCTTAAAACCTTTGAACGTTATTTGACTTGTGTCCACTATTTATTTCATAAAAGAATATAAATTTCTGATTTAATGTGAGGAGTAAGAAAACTATGGCTTTTGCAGAAAACACAAACGTATTATAATATTGGAGTACTTTTAGATAACCTAATTCGGAATATACGGCATTTCCCTATTTCGTATTAATTCTTCCAATTATAATACGAAATGACGGAAGGGCCAAAATTTGATATATGTGTTCGTAACTCATTACTTTTAAGCCTATGCAATTTCCGATTTTTTTAAAACAATTCGTTTAATAAAAGACACCTTGTGAAGCGATTTCCATCCGTAAAATTGGATCATACTCGCGTATTCCAGTGAACGTGAAATCATTCGCATGGGATCCGAATCAAAGAGAAGTTCAAATATAATTTTTTCATACGCTTTAATCGAAGAACTTTCAGGATGTAATCTGAAACCTAAATGAGCGATTTCTTTTTCCAATGTATTCAATCTATACATAAACTGTATCCGATTTAGTTCGTAGAAAAAAAGAACAAGGGTAACACAGACCAAAATGGCCACTGAAATCCCCAGCAAATAGAGAAATAGTCCTTTCAGGTCTAGCCTTGGAATTAATCCGAGTAAGGCTCCTGTTAGAAACGAGGTAAGATAAAGCCAAGGAATAACGGACCTTGTATTTCTATTTTCTAGAAAATTGCGCAGATGGGAGAGAAATATCGACCACCAAAGAACTAACTCAGCCGTCTTTTTGTTTCTTTTAAATTCATTCAAAGAATTACGCGGCAATTCACTCGATGATCGAGCTAAACACACGTCCAATGCAAGCAACTGCGCTTTATACAAAGGATATGGGTTTTCGTGGCTCGGTTTCATATTTGCAGGACGGTCGCGACAAATACAATTGGCGAGAACTATTTTTATTGCACTAAAAAAATTCTCTCCTCTACCTTTTTGAAAATTTATTTGGATCTATCCCAAACCGCTCCAACCTTTTATTTCGAATATCTGATACGGTTTTTGGTCTATTTTCTAATTCTTTTTTTACCTTAGAATATGATCTCGTTATTATATCTCTTTTACCTCCGATTATTTTCAACGCCCAATAACGTAGAGCATCCATCGCATGATCGTGATTCTTGATTGGAATCTCTTTAGCATTTCTTCCATCCTTTTGAGGTTCCCAAGAATAAATTGAAAATTCCTCAATTGTATGAACACAAGTTCGAAAAATTCTTAGTTTTAGCCCCCGGGTAGATTCAAGGAGTTTAATTAATGCCTGAATTCCAGTTGAGACGTCTTTATCAGCTGCAAATGTAACGTATCCGCATTCAGCCATCGTTGCGCGATCTTCTGCGTCATGATCGGCTATTATCCAAAGATTCGGCTTTCTTCTATCACTGATAAGTTCGCAGTGCCTTCTGACAGTATGTTCGGTAAGATAATGTTCATCGGCTAAATACCAGGTTTCGTTTGCTTTGTCGAAATAAAGCCACAGGAAGACGAACGGATTTGTATATCCAAAATCTACCGCACCCGCACAGTCCCAGGATTCTGGAATTTTGAATGGCTCAACGATCGCCGATTCAAATTTAGGATAGACAAGACCTTCAACGTCTATCCACAACCCTAGATACAACCGGTCTCTTTCGACTCCCGTAAGTTCCGAAAGCATTTGTTTGTATTCGTCTGTGATAAAAGGATTGTCGAGAGGCGTCCAGTGACGACGGGACATTCTACTTTGTCTTTTGGTTGATAGTGCTTCTCCCGTTTCTGGGTCTTGTCTAAGAACAAAGTATTTGTATATCCAGTGAAACCGGTTCCTCGGATTACAATCGACTATGAGTTTGTTTGTGAGTTCTTCTCTTACATACGAAAGTCTTGTTTTAATTTTTTGAAATGTGGGATACGAGACTTGAGTCGATTCATTTAAAAATATGGTATTGAACTCAGTCCCCATGATCTTCTCAACACGATCAGAATCATCAAGACCAGCTCCATAGATCTCGGCTCCGTTCGTAAACGTGATTACGTGGTCGCTTTCGTTAATTGAATAATCTCGATCCTTTACAAATCCCATTTCCTTCAGGCAAGGAAGAAGGGTTTGTCTCCAAACACTCATTCGAAGATGATTGAGTCTGTATCTTGCTATTAAATGTCTGGATCCGGCGGATATCCAAGCGCGGGATATAATTGCCTTTATGATTAGGTAGGTTTTTCCGCTACGTGCACCGCCGTCGTAGCATATCTCTTGTATAAAGTGGTCGCTCCAATCTTCATCGAGAGCTAAGGATTGTTTCGGAGAAAAATACTTACTTCTTTGGATCGTCTCCGTTTTGACTTTTCTTGGATCTAATGTGAGAAGTTTCTTCCTTGCCGACACCTATGGCTTTCCCGCCAATGAGCTTCTCGATCGATCCGGGTAGTTCTCCTACTCCGGTGATGATTTGAAGATTGAATTGGCTTTTTTCGTCCGGAGATCCGGATTCGTTTCGGATAGTATCAGGTAAACCCAAGGATCGGAGAAGTTCCCGAAGTAGAGTATTTCTCGATTTGATTAGGTAAGAAAGATCCTCGTTGGAAATCTCAGGATCATAGATTCGTTTTTTGATAAGATCGAGAAGTTCGGTCGCCTCGGTATTCATACGGGCAAGAGTTGTTGATGCGTTTGAAATAATGGAAAGTGCCGTTTTTTCCCTCACTTTTCCTTCTATTTCCTCAAAATCATCCTTCCAACCGTTTCTGTGAATCAGATTGTCGAGTTGTTTGTAATCGATTTTATACTTTCGACAAATCTCTTCTCTGGAAGAACCCCGTAAGTAAGCAAATCGAATCTTTTGTTGGTCTTTTTTGGAAAGTTTTTCTTTAGTAGGTGCGCGAGTTGATAAAGCTTTCTCCTTCTCACCCATTGATTTTCTTCGGGTGATCACTTTCTTTTTGGCTACCATTGGTAGTACTATAACAGAATAGGTTTTATCATAATCACGAATTGAAGCACTCTTTTATACCTCCTCCTTCGGTTTAGATCGAACTATTGAAAGGAGAAGATCAGCATCCAAACCGCTGATTTCGTTAAGTTCGATTCCATAGAAATTCCTACTGTTTTCTAATGCTACCTTGCCTACAGTCCCCTCTCCCATAAACGGATCCAAAACTGTTCCTCCCTCCGGACAACCTGCAAGAACACAGATTTCAAATAGTCTTTCAGGTCCGACGGCTGTATGTCGTCCTTTTGAATTAGGCGTTGGTATCTGCCAAACGGATCTTCGTCTTGCCGTAAAATCATTGGATCGAATTTTATTATTTAAAATTCGCTTTTTGATTTCAGACGGATTTTCGGCCTTGTGGTCTGAATAATCTTTTAGCCCAGTCCCTTCATACTGCCCGTGTTCGCTTGCCCCCATCGACTTCAATATGGCTGGTAGCGTAGGTTTTGGGTTATGAATTCCTCCAAGTGGCACAGCAACAGACCGAGAATCGAAATAGTAATTCTCGATATCCAGAACAAACAGAAGTACATATTCGTGAGAGTTTGTAAATCTTCGGCTTACGGATTCGGGTTTGCAAGATCCTATATTTCCATCATCCGTCGAAATTGACTTTGCCCAGACAATCTCTTGAACAAAAATATATCCTTCTTCTTGCATCATATCGATAAATCCGGAAGGTATGCGAAGAGCGCATCCGTGCCTAAATGAATCGCCAATATTTACAAATACGGTTGCAGATTTTTTTAGTCTTCTTTTTGCTTCTCGAAAAACCTGACTGAGATGGAAATAATATTCCCAAGGACTTGCTTCCCGACCAATCTCTAAGTTCGAATATGGATGGCCCTCTGGAAGATAGATTCGTTTCTGGAAGTAGGGTGGAGAAGTTACGATACAATCTATACTATTTTCATGTTTTTCTTTTGAAAATGACCATTTTAGAATCCGGTCCGAAGCTCCGATAGATACTTTGTAATTCATTTTATTCTTTCCTCACAAAGTATCGCGATTTCTTCGAACAGGGAAATCGAACATTCCCACTTACCGCCCTCTAGTTCCGCGATATAGGATTGAGAATATCCAAGTAATTGCGCGAGCTCAAACTGAGTCATACGTGCATCCTTACGCAGTTCCCGAATTCGTGAGGCTAATTCTGAATTCTCAAATTTAAAATTCTTATTAAATGACTTTGACCGTGCCGCTTCGGCAGAATCTCGAATCACGTCTTTAAATTTGCCTTTCCATTCATAATTGAGATTTTTTCCGTTCACCTGAAGTAGAAAATTTCCGTCCGAAAGGTCTGAGATACTCACTCTTAGGCCGCGTATCTTTTTTTTCTCCCAAAGACTCCTTAGTTCTTCTAGTGTGACCTCTTTACTACTTCCAGTTCGTATCTTTTTTAAATCAGCTTTCAGAGTCGATGTAGGGATTCCCGTTTCATCTGAAATCGTTTCGAGTCTACGAATTGTTATTTTTGACCCAGTAAAAAAGTCAGGACAATATACTTGCAAAATTAGAATTCTATCTCGATGCCCGAAATGACGTCTCCTTACATTTCGAGAAATCATAAAGGAGAGTTCGTTCTTTGGAGAAACAACGTATCCTGAAATAGTCGTCCATCCAAGAAGTTTAACGGCTTTTACCCTGTTTTCCCCGGACAAACAAAGATAAATGTTTTCATCCTCAATATAGCGTACGGATATCGGCTCGTGTAAACCGAACTTTGAAATGTCTTTTGAAAGATTTTTAATGTATGATTCAGACTTTGTTTTAAAAAGGTCTGAGTTTCTTGGATGGAATCGGATTCCATCCAAGGGAATTTGTGAGATGGAAGGCGAGTCTTCACGTCCCGCGTTTAAATTTAGGTTTAGTTTGACAGAGCTTTTCACACCCTATGCGTAACTTTTTTACCCCGAAAGAGTCCATTCGAGAAGCGAATCATTTTAGAAAAAATTAAGGACTGTCTACTTTTTTGTTTTTAGTTTCTTTTGCTTTTTTTGATTTTCTAAATCAAGTTCTATTGCGCGCCTTAACCCCCCAAATGGCTTTAGCTGTTTTGCCAATTTACTTTTTTCGATTAGCAGTTTTTTAGTTTGAGTGTCGATACTTTGGACTTGTTTTACAATCTTGTGAATCGTCGTAAGTTTCTTTTTATCAAGATCTTTGAGCTGAATCGGAGTAGGTTCATTTCCGGAAAGAATTGCTTTTGCTTCTTTTAGGTATCTTTGATTCGTCCTTAAAGATCTACCAAAAGTCTTTGTAATCACTTCGGACAAAGGAGGCCCTAACTTCTTTCTTTCTTCCGGTGAAATATTTCCTCGAAACTCTTTGAGTATTCTCTCTTTTCCAAACTCTTTGATGATTGCTTTTACGGTATCTTCATCGCCCATCGGAGTACCGTCATTATTGACTGAGTACATTACATACTGGCGGACCTCTTCTGTTAGCTCAGAAACAACCATTTTAGCCAAAATCGTTGGGTGTTTAGCTTTTTTATTTCCTCTTGATCGACGATCTCCGTTTAAGAGCCAATATTTCCCATTTTGAGTTGGGTGTTTAACGACGATTACGGCTTCAGTTACTCCGATATTTTTAATTTTCTCATTAAATGCGTCTTCTTCCTCTTTGGGAATATCTCGAGATACTAAGTTAGGATGTTTTATTAGGTCGGATTGATTGATTCTAAAAGAGTCTGAGTAGTCTATTTTCATACGGACTATATTTTTTGTTTAAGGATAAAGTTTAGTAAAGTCATTTTTCCTTCCAAAACCTCAATTAAATAACTTAGAAGAGCCTGAGTCCGATTCGACGTTCTGCTTCTTCTGCAAACTTAGGAACAATTTCGATTCCCGTATATTCACAACCCAAATCTAAAGAGACAACTCCTGTAGTCCCTGATCCAAAAAAAGGATCAAAGACCCTTGGAGGCACCGGATCATACGGATGATCACATTCCGAGACCATTTTTTTTCTATATTGCATCCCGCAAATTCTACAAGCTCCAATTTTACTGGTTCCTGCCTGAATACAAAGTGAGATTAATTCCCGGGGAAAAGTCGCCGTATGTGAGGTTTTCGAAGGCGCTGTCGGCACGGTCCAAACAGACCTTTTGTTTCTTTTTTCTTTTATGACCTGAAAAGTTTTACCTCTTTTGCTCTGCGATTCTGTCCTTGTTTGATTTGAACTTTCTAACAAATGAGGTCTAAAACTCGGATGGCCCGGCATGAGGCTCACCGCCGGTTCTGAAATTGCATCGGAATCGTAATAGTATTTTGGACTTTTAGTTAATAGAAAGATATACTCGTGGGAAGTAGTACACCTATCTTTTACAGCCGAAGGCATAGGATTTGGCTTACTCCAAATAATATCCTGTCTCAAAATCCATCCGTCTTCTTGTAAGGCAAAGGCCACTTTCCAAGGAATACCGATTAGATCTTTCTTTTTCAGGCCGCAGACACGCGTAGCAGTTTGAAGTAAGGACTTATGTTTAGAAACCTCCCTCTTTTTTTCTTTTTCTTTTCTTTCTCCGGTATTATATGAGTCTCCTATGTTTACCCAGGCCGTCCCTTCCGGGTGCATCACTCTTCTGACTTCCCGAAATACCTCAACGATTCGTTTTATATAATCCTTTGGAGCATCTTCAAGTCCAATTTGACCGGGATGTCCGTAGTCCCTAAGACGAAAATACGGCGGGGAGCTTATTACTGTATGGAAATAATCAGATGGGAATGTTCGAAGACGCTCTAAAGCATCCCCTATAAAAATCTTGTTTCTTAGATTTTCTTCCATTCTTTAAACTTGCGAAATCACGCAAGGAAGAATGTAACGAAGATTAAAGTATCGGAAAAGAGGCCGATTTTTTAAGAATTTAAGGTTTTATATTTTTTCCATTCTGCTTCAAATTTTAAAAGGTCTGCAAAGTAGAAGTCGTTTTCTAATCTCTTCCACATACGTTTTAACTGCAAATTCGGAAGTTGCTCTTTTACTATATTGTATTCTTCCCAGTGATCCGCAGGAAAACTCTCTGAAACTTGAGACAATCTAAACTGTTCGATGAGTTTTTTAACAAGGATTTCAAATTCACTCTTGTTTCCTTTTGCAAATTTTTCTTTAGATTCTCGCGGGAGGCGACTCCTCCCCCGTCTTTCCACTCTCCAAGGTCTAAACATGGTTAAAATTCTACTCCGGACGCTTCTACCATCGCTTGAAACGGATCCTTGGCTAAATGAAATTCATCATAGAAAAGGAATTGGGCTTTAAATACTCGAATCGCGCTAGTACAGTCGTAGATGGCTCGATGAACTTTTCTTGGCTTAGTACTCGCATAAAACCGGACCGCGGAACTTAAATCGTGTTTTCCGGATTCACGTTTCTTGAAAATTCTGTACGGATCGATGATCTCTTGTGAAGACAAAGGACACAAAGCTCCAATTCTAGCGAATTCGTTTTTCAAAAGTGGAATATCATACTTGATAATATTATATCCGCTCAATGGTAAGTCTGAAATTGTATTTGTAATTTTGTCCTGAATATCTGAAAGCCTTGGAGCGTTCTTGACCATAACGTCAGTAATTCCATGAATTTTTGTAGCAGAAAGAGGGATCGGCATCTCTGGATTTACAAGTGAAGTAAAGATTTTTGAAATTCTAAAGCCCCATCCGTCCCACAAAAGGACAATCATCCCAATTTCAACAATTCGGTCCCGAGAAATATCCAGACCCGTTGTCTCCAGATCCAAAAAAACGATTCGAAGACCTTCTTTCATTTTATTTGCTCTTTTTGTTTCGAACCTTATACATCGATCAATCTTCCGTTTCGCCAGATCATGGTTTTGCTCGGTCTATTTTTTCGATGGATTCCGTATTCGTATCTTTGAACCGAATATTCCACCCCTTCGGGAGCCGATGTTTGCAGTAAGGCGGCAGTTGATATTGCAATTTTCGCACCCTCAGGTCCATCAAACCACTTCCCGATTGCACCCCAAAGCCTGGGTGTTTGAGAAGTCGGAGGTAAGTGCTTGTAAATATGAAACTCTTCTTTCAAAATTCCGTTCATGATACACCTTCTTGCTGTTTCACTAAAACGAGTCCGTTTTCATTATTGCATTTTGAGTAAGACCGATCCTTTAATGGAAATTTTTCAATTTTTGCATCTTTATTGGAATGTAAAACGACACATGTCGTTTTACGACCCGCGCCGTAATGAGGATCTTCCTTCTGATACAACTCCTCTACTCTATCCTCAAAATCTTCGTATAGAGTTGGCGCAACTTCATTAAAGAATTTTTCATAAAGAATCTTTTTACCGCCAGTATAGGTTTGAGGATCCAAGTTTTCTTGATAGAACTGGATTGATGCGCTATGAAGTTTATTTTCCTTTGCCCAAAGCAAAAAACATTCATGTCGGCTTTTAGGAAGCGTTCGACTTGTTTTAAAAACTGTGGTCGGAGGATTAGAAGTTTGATTTTCTTTTTTAAAGCTCTCTTTCCTAATTTTTTCTTTATTCTGAATTTTCTCTTTTGAAATTTGCTTTGTGCGGTCTTGCGGGAAAAGACGCGCCCAGAATTTTGAAAGAGTTTCAGGGCTAACCGCTTGCCTTCCCCAAAACTTTGAATCTTCGTTTCTCAATTGCATTAAAATCTGCAATTTAATATGAACTTGGCTCCAATCTCCGTTTGTCGTATTGTATATCCATTCTAGACTTTTCAGTTCTGAAAGCGGCTTACCCATTGCAATACCGTGCTCTTCGTTATACACCTTTTGAAAGGATTCAAGCCAAAGAACCGGAAAGTTCCAATTTTGGTTTTCCCGGTTCCGGTTTTCTTTCGGTGAGCGTTCAGGTGGCTCCTTCTCTCTAGAAGTATTTAGTATTTGGTTTTTTAGGAATTGGTCCATTCGTACTTTGTCTTTAGTACTTAGTAGAGGCTTTTTTACCGGGGCCGGGATTTCCAGCTCCGGGGAAGCCGAGGCCGGATCCACCGGGACCGGAAAATCCAGTCCTGGTGAATTCTCCACTCCTCCAGAAATTGAATCAAAAAGGGTTGGTTGTATGTCTTGAGATTTAGCTTTTTTATTACTTACCTTTGCCGCCATGACAAAAGGTTTTCTCGAGGTCTCAAAAAAGTTCCAAACCTGTTTGATCCTTCCGGTTTCCGGATCTCTCTCGCGAACAAGCTCCGCATATCCGAAATGGACAAGTTCCCGTAGACCTGCTATGGTGCTTTCTTTTTTGTCCGAAGCATGAGTTTGCAATTCTTCACTATTTACCGCCCAATCCGGAGGAAGTTGTAAAAGAAATATCAAAATACCCCGCGCCTTCCAGCTAAGCCTTGAATCCCGTATCCAAACGTTTGTTACGATCGTAAAATCTCGTTCGGGTCTTTCTGCGTGGAAGATCCTTTGTTCTTTGGAAAACAGAATCATACTTCCAATTCCCTTTCGTTTTGAAACATTTCCGAGACTGAATCAAAGCAAGAGAGAGGACTTTGTTTGTCGCATTCAAGTCGCCTCTCCCAAGCGTCTAAAAGAGTCGCCAAAACTTTCTCGACAATCTCAAGAGAGTCCGTGAAGTAAAAGAGCAAGTCCCGCTCTTTAAATAATACGACCTCCCCTACTTCCACACTAAGTCCCGGAATAAAAGAACATTTGTAGACGGATGGAGAAAGTGGGCTTTTTAGAAAACGATATTCGTTTAGGAGATTTTCTAAGGGAGAAGAATCCGTGTTTTTGTTTTCACTCAACGCGGAAGAAGAAAAAGAAAAGAAATTTTCCAAGTGTTGATTCCTTGTGGAGATTCTATTTTTTGAAATATATCTTATTTAAGCTTCGTAAAATGTCTTCGTCTGTTCGCTTACGGGGTAGATATTGAAATACAATGCCCCCTATCCCCGCGATCAGAAGAAAAACGCAAACTACAATTATGATTGTTCCCATTTTCCAGACCTCCTTGACTCGAATCCTTTTTGATTTTGGTCTGAAATTCGATTTAGACGAAGATTCCAGAAATTAGGTTTTTTATTACAGTTTAGGTTCTTTATCTTTAGAGTTCGGTCTTGTTTCATATCCGACCTCTTCTTCGATAATCCAATGGATACACCAAGCAAAGGATTCGTCTTGAAATACGACTTCATCCGTATATCGATCATATACTTCAAAGTAGATAATTCCATTTTCTTGGTTCTCGACTTCACGAAATCTATACTGCTCGATCGGCCTCAAGATTTTGTTCATTTTGAATTAGTTTGTCGTTTTCGAAATCACACTGGGTGAGTTCTTTAAGAAGAAATTTCATCCCTTTCTGAGTTACGACCGTCTCTTTATAATAACGATTTACAGGTTTACCATGGAGAGTGGTTTCATACGGAACCTGGACGACTCGAAACCTTCCTCTTTCCACATGATACCTTCCGGGAATATTGTTTTTTCCAAAAATTCCTCTTTCTCTCAAAAGTCGTAAAAGGTTATTTCTTCCGAGCCTCGGAATCGCCAAAATCGCGGATGCCTCTTGGAGGGTGAGATCTCCTTCCGATTTAAGTAACCTTTCATATTCTTTATTGTTTGGTTTTATTTCCGACTGAAAGGCGGGATTAAAATTCCTTTCCGGATTATATTCAGGCTTCCGATTTAGGTTCTCTTGTTTTTCTAATTCCAATCTAAGTTCTTCAAGAAAACTATGTACGGAATTAAAATCCCTTTCCCTTAAAGGTATTTGTTCCGCTAAAATATATGCTTGCCTTATCGTAAGCATCGCATACATCTCACTATATTCCGAGTTACTCACATTGGATTCGGAGTCCTTCCGTCTTTCTCCCTCGAACCATACGTTTTTAAATTCAGGGTGGGAGCGTAGTAGGTTGAGAATTTTAAAATGATCCATGCCCAAAATACGAGAAATGATTCGGCTGTCCGTGCAAACCGCATCGCGGTAAGGCTGAAAAGTGGCTGCTTGTCCCATCGTCATGGAGTAACTCCAAAAATTTTCTCCCCAGATTCGTTTAATCGGAACGAAATGGCTTGTCTCATTCTGTGCGGATGCCGCACATTGTAAACAAAATAAATTGCGGGTTATGCACTTTTTTAAATATGAATATAAAAGAACGCCTCGAGAGCATTGAAAAGGAAAACGACCTAACACACGACCAGTTTGCAAATGAAATTGGATCGTCTAGAAGGCAGTATTATTCTTACAAGAAGGGGGAGCTTGAAATTCCGGAACACAGGCTGGACAAAATTGAATCTAAATTTAATGTCCGCAGAGAATGGATTAAGGAAGGAAAAGGCGAGAAGTATATCACTAATGAATTTAGCGAATTAGACAAAAAGATAAAATTAGTTAAGAAGCTAGAGTCCTTTGGAATTTTGACTTACCTTGAGTCCTTACCCGCGAACCTTCCCAAATCAAAGAAGACGACTCTTCAAGAATTTCTTCGCTTTTTTCTCTCTCGTCTTTCTGACGATGAAAAGTAGCGAGCAATTCTTTCGCTGTATTTTGGGCGACTAAATCAGAAGGCCCCCCCTTGTTAATCGCTCCAACCATTTTCCGCAATACTAACACGAGTTCATTCTTCAAATTTTCGTCGTTCACACTGCACCCATTTTTAACCGTCTTAAATTCTATCGGTCTACAGAGTCAATTCAGCATTTTCCTTATGGCTTAAAAAACCAAATTTTCTTAAGGACTAGGAGAGATTTGCAATCTCAAATTTCGCGTCTCATCCCGATTCGACCTTTATTCTATTCTTTCGGTTTCAGGGATCAGACATGATAATGCGAATTTATTTTAACGAAAGCCAGGTATATTTAAAGGTTCAATTCTTATCACAGTTCTTAAAAAGAACTCTGAGTTAATATTTTTTCGACATTTGTTTTGATTCAAAATTTTCAATCGGACTAATGAACTTGCAAAAAGTGAAATTTCTCCTCCCCCCTATCGACTTCCTGTAGGTAGCACAGGGAGAAATATCGGAAAAGAGAGGATTTTGGAGTTTTTAGGAAAGTTAAGTTTTCAATTTTAAAACCTTTAGTTTTTTTCATTTAAGAACTATATATATGTTAAGCAAACCATTCCAAAAACTACAAGAACTTTCGTCAACAAGCTTGTCGATTATCCAGTTTATTTTCGGATAGCTCTTTCTAACCTAAAAATTCAAAAAATATATAGAAAGTTTAAAATCGGCTTTCCTTAAAAAATATACTGAAAGAATAAGAATTATGAAAGTTTACACTTTTGCAAACGTAAAGGGTGGGGTTTCGAAATCTACTAGCGCCTCCCATCTATCAATGGCGCTAGCTCGTCGAGGAAAGACACTTGGTGTTGATCATGACCCCCAAGCAGATATGTCAGATGTCTTCTTCCCTGATGAATCCCCTGAATTTTTTGACCAAGCTAATACATTTACTGTAATCAGATCCGAAAGCACATTAAAAGAAGCAATTAAAAGTAAATACGGCGTAGATCTTCTGCTTTCAGCCTTGGAGCTTGAGGATTTTCAATACTACGTTGGAAAGGATGTATCACTTGTCACAAGATTGAATGAAGTCTTAAGAAAGTCCGAATATGATTTCGTTGTAATAGACACCCCTGGCTCCGGCTCTTCAGAAATGCTTTCGGCGCTTTTAGCTACAGACGCTGTTATCATTCCCGTCAATCCTTCAAAATGGGCAGTCCGAACAATTAAGAAAGTTTTTCGAAAAATTAACGAAGCTTGCAACTTCCCTGGTTCTCATCTAACCTCTGTTAGTATCCTTCCCACAATCTGGGGGAAATCTGGTCGTAGCGAACAAATTTTTGACCAATTGCAACAGATCCCGCAATTATTGAAGTTCCTTCAGTCAACGGAGATTGGTTTTGAGAAAGTACCCGTCCCTATTATACTTCCTCCCATTCCACAATCCAGTACAATTAGAGACAGGACCGAATTCGGTGAGCCGTTAAAAGAAGGGACAGAAGGATGGTTGGCGTATGATTTATTAGCCGATCTTATAATTGAAAAAACCGGAGCGGTTATCACAAACAAATAGTTCAGTTGACTGAACTATTTGTTTGTTTAGTAATAATTAGATATAAGGAATAGCGATGTCCACCAAGGCAAATCCCAAAAAATTATTTAGCGTAAAGGATTCTTTCGGAAAATCATCAACTACCCCCAAGATGGAAACAGGTGGAGTCAATCAGAGTAGCGCCCTTCTGCGAGAACTTGCCGCTCGGGGGAGGCAACCTGCAATCGCTTCGGGACTGGAAAATATTCCAGTAAGCCAAATTATTAGCGAAGGGAATCCAAGAACCAATTTTGACGAAAAATCACTCAATGAATTAGCGGAAAGCATAAAGAAATATGGACTAATTCAACCAATTACGGTGCGAAAAAAAGGGAACGAATATCACCTTATCGCTGGCGAAAGAAGGTTTCGCGCAGTAAAAATTAATGGCGAAGAATACATTACAGCTATCGTAAAAAACGTCAATCAGATCGATCCTGAATTGATTCCTGAATATAAACTTATTGAGAACATTCAGCGAGAAGACTTAAGTGATCTTGAAATTGCCCTCAGTATTACAGTTATAAAAATAAGAAATGACCTATCAGCCGCGCAGTTAGCCGAAAAATTTCACAAATCACTATCATGGGTGAAGCAAAAATTAATGCACGCTTCCGCTATCAATGATCTGACTGAATCAGAAACCCCTGAAGAGACCAATCTTTTAGGAAAAATACCTACCTCCTTGCTTATGGAGATCCTTCCTGTATTGAAGACAAACAGCAAAGAAGTTTTTGATTGGTTGCTACCTAAAATTGAAAGCGGAGATCTCCCCAAACAATCCGAGGCACGTCAATTTGCAAAAACCTTTAAGCCCAAGGAAGCCTTTATAGAGAAAAAGAAGCATTCTTTTGCTAACAGTGAAGAGATTCTGGCCGAAATCGAAGTTATTGATAAAAAAATTTCTACTCTTAAAAAGAAGAAAAAAGAGTTAAAAGACCAGCTTGAAAAAATGCCCAAAAAGTAGATTTATGCTCTCTTTGGGCATTTATATTAACTGCCCAAAATTTTTTAATGCTCTAAATAAAAAAGTAGTACCAAAAACCGTACGGGTATATTATCGTACCAGCATATCTCCTAACCCGAGATTCGAGATCAATAACCTGCGGGGAGGTCAGAGGCCCCAAAGGTTTTCTACCACTCTTCTTGTGTTTTTATCAAATAATTTTACTATGTCTCTTTAAATAGCTTGACAGGTTTCATAATCTTTATCTATATCTGTACCCATCTTAGGAGACATAACTAAGATACGGCCCCTCTGACTAACGGCCGAAAACGATCTCGAATCGAGGACCATCCAAAAGGCTCCATGCCTAATCTATGCTCCCCGTTTTGAATAGAGTAGGGTAATACAATTTACCATGCGAGCCCGAAGTATGTCCGCATCGGTAAAAAAGAGCGTAGCAATGGAAGCTCCTTTGAATAGGAACCCTGGCAAATTTTGTCCAGGGGTAATAGACGACATGCCGTATGCGAGAAGCAAACAAATCCTTCTCGCTAAAATTGCAGAGTTGGATATCAACGGAAGGCAAAAATACGGCGGTTGCATTACTAAGAACAGGGATCTCGGAATATACGTGAGACTAGCTGAAACGACAGTTTCAAAATATATCAGAGAGTTTAAAAAAGACGGCCTAGTAACTCAAACTGAATTCCATGGGCATTATAGAATCCTGAGGATTTCGGATGAATTGTATGCTAAACTTATGGATGAAAAAGCCTGGAGAGTAGAGCAGGCAAATAAAAAGAACGGCTCGTACATAAATCCTAGTCAGCCCAACACACCTAGCTCAAAAGCTAACCGCCCCCCCGGAAAAGCGTACGGAGCAGACCCGTACACCCAGTCACCTTCTCGTTGTACTTCCCTAGAGACTTCTGTACCAACTTCTGTACATCTTACATTTGATGAAAATGGAGATATATGGAAAAACTTCTTATCATATTCAGATGAAAGGCTAACAAAAAGCAGTAAAGAAGCCTTGCATGGGTTAAAAGTAAACTCGGACGGTAAAACAATTACGCTTTCAAAAGAAGTTTCAAGTTCACTTTTAAATTTAATTACGAAATATTTTAGTCAGGAAGTAAATCTAAATCTTACGGTTAAAATTCAAACTCAGGATACTTTGGTAGGGGAGGAAGTGGATTCCAATATTGAGTTGGGAAAGAAAATAGAACAGCCATCTGTTCCTGATACTCAAATCGAAGATAAGAAAAATTCTGTTACAACAATTGTTCCACAGAAATCAATTTCGGAGATAAAAATGGAACATGAATATTTCTACAATATCCGATTCCGAGACGAAGCAATCAGAGGCTTTTTAGACTATTCGAACTTAAAGTTAGAAAAGCAAGATCTGGAAACTTTAAGAAACGTTAGGATATGGTATGATTTGGAAAAGATCACGTTTTTTGATTCGATTCCCGGAAAACTCAAAAATCACATTAGAGACTATTTTCTAAATAAAACAAAAACGGTAATCGTGCCAGTCTTTGTTGAAAATATAATCCATTTTCATACAGCGGCATAGAGTGAATGAATCAACGGGGAACGAGAACCATTCTCAGGCCTCCTTCAAAGGTTAAAGAACCATGAGGTCGATAAGAAGAGTCGGATTTACAAGGCTTCATTTAGAGATGTTTTTGAGATAAGAAAATGGTTTTAGATAAAATTATTTCGAAACGGGAAGGAAAAACCGACTGCCCCATTTGTAGAGGAGTCGGATTTTATTTAACTGAAAAAACAGCAAGAGATTCATTTAGTGTTTTAACACTTTGTACGTGCATTTCCGAAAATTGTCCCTGCGATGGAAAACAGCCTTGGATGGTATTTGATTCAGCACAGAGAAAGATGATATCTTGTGTTTGTCACGGCGCAAGGATGGAACTCGGAAAATTTGAAACTTTGTTTAACAAGTCGGGAGTTCCGCCTAAATATAAATTTCGAACATTCGATCAAATGGACCAAGATTCAAGCATAGGAATCCAATTTACGATAGCCCACGACTGGAGTTCGGAACTTGTAAAAAATTGGAACAATCCGAATATAGAAAATGAAGGATTGTATCTTTGGGGGAATCCAGGCACCGGAAAAACTTTGTTAGCATGTGGGATAATTAACGAGATGATATTTCGACATCAGGAAAGTTGCAAATACGCTAAAATAAATAGAGATTTCTTTGATAGGATTAAAGACTCATATCAAAAGGGATCCGATATACATGGGAAGGAGAAATCAATCGAAACGGAGTTTGCAAGCGTACCAATACTCGTTTTAGATGATTTCGGAGTCCAAAAAGATACTGATTGGACAAATTCGAAGTTGTACGATTTGATCGACGCTCGTTACGAACAAAGCCGAGTAACAATCATTACTTCTAACTTTCCTTTATTAACTTTCAAAAGCCAAGCCGAAGGAAGAGTATATTCTCGTTTATGCGAAATGACGAAAGAGCTTTCACTTTCTGAATGCAAAGATTATCGTGAAAAATTATCAAAATCATAATACAAAGAAGCGATTGATAGAAAAAGTCGCCTCAATCGGGGTGGTTTGCTCTTCCCTGTATGTTCTACAGGGGGAAAATCAAATATTCTAAAACGGGATATTTTGAATAAAAATAGAGCAAACTATGAATTTAATAGAAACTTAATGTAGTTTTGTCGTAGGGTGTATCGCTATAACTTGGACTAATTGAGATTCTTTGAAAATTCAAAAATACCTGGATTTAGAATTTCGCACCAATGTGAAAGAGTGGCGTCACGAATGGAATATCTGTAGCCTGTTCCAGGTCGCTTAATAATTCCGTCTTCCGTAACCTCTCCTACAAAAAATTCACCCGAGATTGAGCGCAGTAAAATCTGTTCCCCTGACTTTATTGTCGGGGATTCGTTTTGAAATTCTTTCCAGTTCACATCCTTCTCCAAATTAAAAAATTCATGATTAATTTCTAAAGAGAAATGGCCTCGATAAAAATCAATGCTATTTGGTAAATTCTGCAATTTAAAGGCTTGTTTTCTACGTTGTTCGCCTTTGATTGTAGGTAAATTGGAACTGTGTTCTTTTAAATATTTCGTTCATTAAACGACAGATTTTAAGGCACTAGGGTTTTGCGGTATTCGATTCTAGATTTTTTGTAAAAGATCTATTCCGAAATCCTCTTTATATTAACATTTTTCGCCGATTCACAATTTCTATTTTATGCCTTCTCTGAGGCTTCTTTTTTTATATATAAATGGTACAATCTCATTTGATTTTTATACTTGAGAAAAATTTAGGGCTTTATCGAATTTTGAAATGAGGGATAGAGCAGAGGCCAAATCGAGATAGAACTTTAATACGTTTCGCGAAATTAATATCAATTCCGAATTAATTCTTAATTAAGTAGTTTTCCGAATCTAAGATAAACCTTCTAACGAGTTTTATGATCATACGATTGTGAATTCGTAAAACCTCCTCATTGGAATTATTGTAATACAATCCTCTATGAATTGAAAAATACCCGAAATAATCTTTTTGAAAAATTTCCGTATTGGATTTGTTTTCCCTGATGCTAAAATTCACTTCTACGGTGCATTTTTGATGAATCAAAGGAACTCCGAAAAACCCTAAAAACAGAGCCGCAAAGCTTATGGCAAATGTATGCAGGGTTTCTTGACAAAAATAGTGTTTCGTTTTGCCGGTAATTAGTAAATCCGAGCTAAAATCTTTCCCTGGATCGGAATCATTGATTTCATTTATATTGAATCGTTTTTTCAAGTTAATCTTTAAGTGTTTTTTTAGCAAGGTTTCAGCCGGGATTCGTTCCTCGCCAACATCATCGAAAGGAGAATAATTTTCATTTGGTGCTGATAAAACAAGGGGGAGAAACGCAAGAAACATCGCATTGATTCGGAAGGAATCATCCGGATTCTTTTCAAATTTGAGGCTTATTGTTTTTAATTCTTTCTTCTCGCGCAACTCGATATTCTCAAGTTTTTCGTGTTGATAGCGGTAGAAGCAATTTAGTTGCGAACAGACGAGGAATACAATTGCCATCCTAATCATTTTTATATTTGTCCAACTATTCAAAAAGCTATAACCAACTATTTTATTAAAGATTAAATCCAATTCCAAACTTTGCAGAATATTCCTGAAACGACCAGATATGTCTTTGTTTAACATCGAGTAAATTATGAAAGCTTCCGGTTGTTTCAGCATAAGCGTCGTAATTGTTCCCGACTGCTTCTCCTAATAAATAGACTTTTTCGCTGATAAAGAAACGTGAACCGATGATAATACTCGATTGAACTATTTTGGTGTTGTAAATCGCTTCTCTCCCGTAACCGACGGAAAGGCGAATATATGGATCAAATATTGAGTTTTCAAGAAAGTGATACGAGAGATGAAAGTTAAAAGTTCGAATTCGTAGAAATGAATTATCGTGGTAGGTAATATAGGGTAGAGCATTTTCTAACTTGATGAGTGAATCAGTGGGTATATTTTGAGATTCCGGAGAAGCGTATCGAAGAATCCCGATACCAAAGAGATAGTCAAGTTTTGGATAGGAAAGATTAGAGGCTTGAAACTGAGCGTTGTTCAAGCTGAAGCCTAATCCAAATTTGGATTGAATTAAATATTCAAAAAGAAAGGAAGCATTTTGCCCGGCCACTTTAGGTTTCGGAGCTTTGTCGAAAGCATAAACACTCGCAATCTTGTCTCCTGGTGTTCCAAGTTCATTCGCATAAGGCCCGATGATTTCGATATTGTCGTATTTTACTTCCCGGTCCATAGAGCTACCGTCGATTTTATTTGGGGTCGCATTCAAATATTTAAGTCCTTCTCCATAGGTGGCTTCGAAGAAGAGCGGACCTCTTTTGTTTTCTGCGATTATCCCGAAAGAAATAAACATGATTCCGATTACGGAGAATTTAATTGTCTTGGTCATTTTTTTCTCCAGATAAAAATCGTGAGTATGAAATTCAAAAAAGAAATGATCGCGAGCGTAACAAGGGCCGCTTGATAGTATTTTTCTTTCGAATTGACCTTTTCGTTTTCTTGATGGTAGGTCCTCGTTTGCAATAGAATCGAATTCAGCTCTTCTTTAATATCCGCCACCGAACGATATATCTCAGAGTCCAAAAGAATCACTGTATTCGATCCTGAACCTTTTCCCAAGGAAGCCTGCCCAAATCCTCTCTGGCTTGGCATTTTTCGTAGATTCTCAATTTCCGATTTCAGTTCTTGGTTCAAAGGCCATTTGAGATATGCCTTTTGAAAGAACTGTTTTGCTCTGTCGTAATTCCCCCGCTTCTTTTCTTCTCGTGCGATTCCGATCCAGGCTCTTGTAAGAATGAACTCTGCTTTTGGATCTGATGGATTGTTTGTGAGAAGAGAGATTGCGAGACTCTCCGCTTTCGAGTATTGACTTTCTTCGAGGAGACGTTCGCCGTCTTCATGGCTTCCGGCCATTACGTTTTCCTCGGAAAATAAGCCGAACGAGAGAAAGAGTAGGGTATAGAGAATGATTTGAAAGATCGATTTCATTAAAGTTACCTGTCGATTCGAATGACTTTGTGAGCATAACGCGCTCTTGGCATCTTCTGAGTTTCCGTCGTCCATGTACTTGCGATCGGATTTTGTAGACCGATCGAATAAACGACATCGCTTGGAATATTCAAAGCTGTAGCACCACCAAAAACAAATAACTTTCTTGTTTCATACGATGCTTGAGTTCCTGGATAATAAACGGAAGTAGGAAGAATAGGGCCAATGGTAAACGCTCCCGATCCAATTTGAGAGAAGTCAGTTCTGTTGGAAGGAGTAATGGAGCCAACCGGTTGTAAGGTGCTTGTTCCAGTGGAGCCACCGATAACCGCAAACCATTCCGGATCCGTCGGAAACAAATCCGAGTTCAAAGGTTTTACGCATGCAGAACCGGAGCCATGTCTTGCGAGGTTGATAGAAGGTTCTCCCGCACTTGTGGTTGAATTTACAGAGGGAACATATCCATCCGAAGTGACTTGAGCCGAACCATCTGCGTTGAATCTTCCGCCCGTGAATAGTATTGAACCGTTTAATCCGCAACCGGACATATCGACTCTTGCAAAGATTGCTGTGAGTGACACATAACTTTGCCAAAC